TTAAAATTCCTGTGCGTAGATGACGACTGTATCATGTGCATCGATAACCGAAGCATTCTTATACAATACTTCCAACTCATCACGTGATAGTTCTCTAGAACCGACCTTTCCCCTATTAAATAGTTCTTCAAATAGCTCAGCAGAAAGAGATACTTCTTTTACTTTATCATATTCAAGTAATTCACCACCTTGCTTTCCTACTGATTTACAGTCATTTATTCTACAGATAGGTAGGTGTTCACCCGTGGAAATAAATTTTTGATCTGCATGTTGCAACCTGTCAGTTGGTCTCAAGAATCCTGCGCAACAAGGGAATCTATAAGTATTATCTCCTTTTTGAAGAGAACAAATATCATTTCCACACGTAAACTTTCTCATTTTATCTATTTGATCTCTCATTCTACTATCTGATATGTATAATTTTTTATCCTCCCATATTTTGTACTGAACAATGACCACACTTATCTTTCCTGACTTCTCATTATGCCGCTCATATATTATATCTGCGCCAGTAATATGCTCCGGTCTATCTGGATGTAGCACACGAAGCCTTAGATAATTACCATCGGGCAATTCAAAGTCTTTATAAGCATGCCCCTTAGATAATTCAGGAAGATTTCTCTCGGCATTATAAGCATCTCTAAAAATCAGTTGATTTTCAGAGTGTGATTTTATCTCCAGTTCAGATTTTGCTTTTAAAAGCTGAGCCAATCTCCTCTTGAGTTGATCGGATTTTTGTTTATCACCTCTATTTTTTCTAGCTATTGATATGAGTGATTCGTAATCTTCAATATCCGTCAAAACAAGTTCCAGCGCAGTAATAGGGAACTCATTTTTTATTGATCTGAGCTCAGCTTTTTGACGATATTCCTTAGTGGTATCACTCTCACGCTCCCGTCTTAAAAGACTATTGTCAGGGCCGAGTAGTTCAGGATAAAGAACCCCTCCCAAATCTAACGCATTGTCGTATGTAGATTTACTCATGCTACCTTTTGAAGCGATTTTTACCATGCCTCTTATTGCGTTCAGCGCTATCCACTCTTGGTTGATTCTGTCATCACCAGTATTCATCATTGTTCTCCTTAATCATTGAGTTTCTCGCAATCGATTCGAATAGGGTTACCATCAAGTAATTTAATAAACATTTCCCGTAAAGAAGTTGATTCGTTGACTATTGATATTGTCAAAAAAACATGTGACAAAATAAAAGCATTCCACGCCCCCCCCTCAACAAGAATCAAAATAATATTAATCATTTGATCAATTGATAGCAATTACTAGATGGCGATCCTCCGTTTCTCACCTTGCCGATTTAGACATAAAAAAAGACCAGCAATGCCGGTCCGGGTAGGTTATGTCGCGGTGGGCTCATCGCACTTCGGCAGCCAATCGGCGTTGCTTTCCTCCCTGAGCGCGAGATTGGTCTGCATGCCCTGATTTGTGCGCCGTTTATCGTAATTCAGACCGTACTCTTTGAGCATGGCTGAGAGCCCCTTGCCGAACATGGTTAGGCTGAGTGCGTTCCTGTAGCCATGGGCCTCCATGTACACCAGATAGGCGTGATACAGATACAGGCGCGGCTGTCGCGGGATGATATTCGCATTTCCCATATACATACCGTCAGGCTCGGGCAGTGCCTCCAGATAACCACAAAAATCAAACGTCGGGTCGGCGTCGCGCTTGATGCAGAGTGCCTCGTCGGAGTTCTGCTGCGACTGCAGCAGTGTGCGCGCGGTCATCGGGTCCCTGAACGTCTGCATGAGCTGGCGCACGATGACGACCAGCTCCCGGGCGATTTTATCCCTGAGCTGTGGCCGGTCGGGTTTTCTCCATGAGTTTTACGGCCAGCGCGGTCGCCGCTTTGCGGTCGGCCTCCGTTCCGGCCTCTGCGGCCGCAATCACCTTCGGGGCAACCGGCGGCAGGTTGCCGATCACCGCATTCACCTTATCGGCGGCCTCTACGGCCAACACACCGAACACCTTTTCGACCAGCCTGAGCCCGTCTCCTGAACCACACCGATTGCAGTACCACGTACCCCGCCCCTCCAGATCATCAAGGCGAAAGCGGTCGCTACGCGCATCACCACCACAAATCGGGCAGGGCTGATGGCGGTTTTTCCTTATCTTCATCCCCAGCGCCGATAAAATATGTAACCAGTGGCCGCGCGCCAGATTAACGGTGTCCGTAACGTTCATGTCCATTGTTGTTTTCTCCCTCAGTGCAATACCGGCGCGTTAATGTGACGGGCGCAGAGTTCATCCATCACGGCAATGCCGAGAAAGGACAGTGACGGGGCGGCCTTGAGTGGTCCGGCTTCCATTAAATCTTCCAGTAACGCACAGGCAATCTGGCGGCCCTTCTCCTCGCCGTGCTGGCGCAGGTAAAAGCCCTCCAGCTCGGTGGCAATGGCATTTTCCAGCGTATCGAGGGTGAATGCCTGATAGCGGTGCTGACGCGCGCACAGGGTCAGCCAGGCGCAGGCAACGGCACGGCGGTACAACGCGGCACGCAGGACAGGCGGTAATGGCGTAGTCATACATTGTCCTCCCCGGCAAGCCAATGCTGGTTACAGCGCTCGACCACGCTATTGAGCTGGGCGGTCATCAGGTATATCAGGGAGGTGAGCTGGAGATTTTGCTCCGGGTTACGTTGAACGGTTATACATGCCCGCTCTTGCATCAGTTCACCGACCAGTTGGCCAACATTGCGCAGGTGATCGAGGCATTCGAGGTCTTGCAAGGCGATAGTGGTATGCTTCATGCGTACACCCCCGTCACCGGCAGGCGACCGGCAAAGGACAGGACATACTCACGGGCAAGGGAACGGCGGGCACTGCGTTCGTTATCAGCTACGGTGCGCAGCATACAGATATGGGAATGACGATCGGCGCGGCGGACAGCGGCGAAGACAAAGACAAACTGCGGGTGTGACGGGGTGAGGATCGTAGCCATGATGGCAACCTCCATTGAGTAGCGGTAAATGCCACCACCGGAGTTCCTACGCTCATGGGTGGTGACCCGAACGGGGGTAGGAATACCGGCCTCAATGGATACCGGCCAGCCCGAAGGCTGCCCCGCCCGGGCCACCATTATCTGACTTGGGCCACGGTGTAAGCACCACAGCCCAGAAAATGGGTGTACCTGGACAACGACGCAAAAAAAGACGCCTGGCGCGTCTGGTGTCGCCACTGAGTAACTCGGGTTCCTACGCCCGGCTGCCGATTTTGCGACAGCGGAAAAACTATACCCAAAAACAGCCAACAGACGCAAGCCAGAAAAAGGGGGGTTTTGCGGTGCGAGGATCATCATGCGTCGTAGCTCCGGTTACGGTCGGCGATACGATCGGCCATCCACGCAGTGATTTCCGACTGTACCCAGGCCACATTTTTACCGCCGAGCGAGATTTGTTTCGGAAAGGCCTCGCGGCTGATGAGATCGTAAATGGTTGAGCGCGACAACCCGCAAAGGTGGATCACTTCGGGCAGACGGATAAAGCGTTCCTGAACCGAATCAGGAACCGGCATCATCGGGGCGGCAGGGGCTGAGGACGGGGAAGAAAAAGCAGTGTGCATAGGGCTACCTCATAAAATCCATACAAATCCGGTCGTGTCCGTCCGGCTTCGGGTAGCTCTCTATTTTGTGAATATTTCTACGCAGGGCAACAAGAGATGTTGTAGTGTCCCACTACACAACAGAGTGATTTTTATACAAAAATGATGACTGTCCTATATTGCCCATTATTTACCTATATTTACCATACCGATATCTGAGTAATGAATATTAATTATTCTATCTACCCGAAATAACTATAAATAATGAAAGGAGACTCATAGAGCAGAGCATCGTCAACGGTGAACAGTAGTGAACAGTCGGTGAATAGTTTCATCTCAACTGTTCACTGTTTAATTTACTGTATTACTTATCTTTTTCTTTATAGTGAATAGTAGTGAACAGTTATTTATAGAAAAACAAACAGAGAGAGAAGCTTACCCGACCCTTTCTCTGGCTAGCCCTCCTGATTGCCGTTCTGCCCGATTCTGTTTGTGCCATCCCTGCGACAACCGTGAGCGCTCGTGTGGTTGTGTGGTGCGTTGCAGAATGATTTCACCTTGATAACGCAGCAGGAGAAGACCATGAAACCGACCACTCACCCCCAACAAGAGACGGCGATCCCCGCCGTGCTGGATAAGGCATTCCAAGTGCTGGAGAGCGCCAAAACTCATCATCTGGATAACGTGCACCGGATGGATGAAATCCAGCATGCCATCGAGCAGGCCAAACAGCAGAAAACCCGTCTGGAACAAACGGGCCTCGATGATACGCAAGCCTGGCGCGAGCAATTCCTGCGCAATGGCGCCGTGCTCACCGATGCGCTCAAGCAACAGCATATGGAGCGTGTCGCCCGCCGGGAGCTGATGCAAGAGTGTGAGAACGCTGCCGAGGTATTGGCTTATGAACTCGATCAGGAAAAGGGCACATGTTGCAGCTCGGCGAAAGCCTACCGTGATGCACACTTTTCGCTGTTAAACGACTACGTGCAGCGCGAGTTTGAGACCACCCTGTCACAGGGAGCCCCTGCACTCATCCGGGCAATCAAGCTCAAAATTTTCGCCCTGCAACAACAACGCTATCGCGCTGGCCATCATGACATTGAATCAGCCGAACAAGAGGTTCTGGCAGAAATCAGTCGCTGGCTGAAAGCGCAAGTAGACCAATATGAGATCCGTTTAAACGATGAGCCGGTACTGTACAAAATAGGGTTATCGCCCAGCCCGTTTCCCCATATGGACTATGAGCTCGCCGCAACACCGGCACAGAGCATGCGTTTTTACGAAGAAATGCAGCAGCGTAAAGCCCAGCTTCAGGCACGGGGGCTGATCGCATGATGCATTGTCCTTTTTGCGGGAAATCCGCCCATACCCGCAGCAGCCGATACTTATCGGATAACGTCAAGCAGCGCTATCACCAGTGCACCAATGTTCACTGCTCGGCGACGTTCCGCACGCTGGAATCCATCGATGAAATTATCCATCAACCAGCCAAGCCGGTAACGGCAGAACGGCCAGCACCACAGGCGGAGCCGCGCCGGGTATCCGGTTGCTATCGCTCTCCCTTTTCACATTAACCGAGAACACCAACATGACGACAACCCCATTACAAAAAGCGGCAATGGCGTGCCAAGCGGCCAAAACACGTTGGCAGGATAGCCGTCAGGCATGGACCAAGGCGACGCTAGAGATGGCTAGCCTACAGGCCGATAGCAGCGGCAAGTCTGGCGATCGCCTGGCCTATCTGCGTGAATTGATCGCCGTGAAACAGTGGGAGATGAATCAACACGCCGATCGATACCTACATGCCCATGATGAACTGTTGCGTGTCAGTGTGCGTACGGAGCTGCGCAGCTTCATGCAACGTCACGGCACCGAGCTGCTCAGTGCGCTGGCACCGGAGTTAATGGGACTGAATCATCAACCGGAGCTGTTACGCACACGGGTCGCCGATCGGGCACTGGAATACCTGCGGGAAGCGCTGGCCGTCAGTATGACCATCAGCCCGGCCATTGAGTACGCCGAGGCCAGTCGGGATATTTTAAACAGTGCGGGACTACGGCCAGAAACAGCCGCCCGACAGGATGCCATCAGCCGCACGACGCCTGCCGAAAACCTGAAATTTATGCACCGAAAAATCGCACTGGAACAGCAGTGCCCGGCATAAAAAAATCGCCGTAAATCCCCGCATTTTTTCTCTAAAAAGCCATGCATGCATAGCGTGCATGGTTTTGCATGCGCCTTACGATATTTTCTAACCCTCGCCGCGCCAGTCCTGGTGCGCCCTGCGCCGTCTCATGCATCTGCATTAAAAGCGCCCCATGAAGCGGGCAGGCGAGGCGGGGAGAGCATTGCGCGCCAACATTAACATGTGTATTTAATTTACGGCCTGAGCGCGTCACTGCGGCGCGCGGATTCAAGAGAGTGTCGGTGAGTGGTGGAGCTATGTTCGAGGGCTTGAAGGGCTTCTGAGGCAGCCTGATGAAGGCAAAGGAAAAGCCGCTCGGAAGCGGCAAGTAGACAAGAGGTATTTAGAGAATCCCAAATTGACAAATTTTAAAGTTATTTAAGCCAATGGTCTTTGACACCTGAAAAATCCACATTATGCCATTGCTGTTTCCAAACTTCCCAATATCTTATGTCATTTGAAGATGGTTGCTTATCCTCGGGACATAGATCAATAGAAACTATGGAAGGCAAAACAATTGACTCCCCAATAATTAAAGCTTCACCAGCCTTAAGGGAAGGTAAAGTATCAATAATAGCTCCAAGTGTATCAGGGAGCAGTCTCTTGACATAATTTTGATCTACAGGGTTAGTTAACCTCATCGCTATAAAATTATTACATTGAGAGAATATAGTCTCAGATATTTCGGATGGCCTTTGGCTGGCAAGAAGTAAGGTGACCCCATATTTCCGGCCTTCCTTAGCAATACGCTCAATTGACTTCTTAGAAGATCTATATCTAACAAGCTCACTATTTGGAACGTATTTATGGGCCTCTTCATAAACCAAAAGAATGGGAAAATCAGTATTTTCACCATTGGCCTCTTTCATTTTTTTATAGACATAACCATATTCAAAAATCAGTCTAGATATTAAAGAAACCGTAATACTCAAAACCTCAAAAGGTATTCCACTTAAATCTATAACAGTCACATTCCTGTTATCACCCGGTGTTGTTCTTACTCCTAACAAACTCCTAATAACATCTTCAAATTTATTATTTCTAGATTTCTCAGAGAAAAGAAATGATAACCTATCCTGATTGATTTTTTCTGAGAATCGAGAAATAAATTTATCTAAAGTCCCATCAGCATAAAACCCTTTTGTTATATTCGAGTTTTTAGTGTTGTAGAAATTAAATTTTTTCTCAAAATATTTATCAATACGATCAGCATCATTAAGTTGGCAACCACAATCTTGGGTTGTTAAACTATCCCCCTTTTTATCTGCTTCACCAGACTCACCAATGATCATATATCTATCATTTGCTTTTGAATTTTTGGTCTCATCTCGCAGGTTTTTTAAAGCATTTTCAACTTCATCTATATCAAAAAATACAGGGCTATCATAAAAAACTTTCGATAAAGATGGATTGTGTTTTCTTTTATTTGCAGTTACCAACATTCTAAATACCGACGACTGATTATAGTTATCTCTTTCACCGGTATCTAACAGAATCTCCTCTAATTCCTCACTGTTTAGTAACCAATATGGCAAACATAAATTATTAACATCTAAAAAATTAGCATCAGGAAAAGCTGAGCGATACTCAGAGTGAATATCAAAAATAATAACATGTGAATTATTTAAACTAAAATCTCCACTTTTTCCATTTATAGCCGTTTGTATTACTTTAGAGACAGTATGCGATTTACCAGAACCTGTCGATCCTATTATGGCAATATGTTTATTAAAAAACTTGTTACCATCTAATGGAATTCTAATATTGTCGTTATATGAAAGAGAGCAAAACTCAAATTGCTTATTTTTTTCTACAGAATTGTTGTAAATTTTTCTAATATCATCATCTGTTGCTGGCACTGCCTCTTTAGGCGGTAATGCAATTGAATCACCACCACGCTCAAACTTCCCATCTTTGATGATACCTAGTGGGTTAGCTTGTATAAGATACTTCCTCTCACCACTCTCTTTAGCTTCAATCGAGAAGTTTTCAATAATGCCAATAAGCATCATGGTCCCATCATCAGATGGAACATTGATATATGAACCAACTTTTAAATTTTGGCCATCTTTAAAATCATTAAGATCGGTAACAAGAATTTTAATATTATTTGGATAAACAGATATAACCTCAGCATTAATATCATTCAAATCATGTTCAGTCATTTTAATATCCTCTTGCACATTTCCAATGATTTAACCTGTATTTTAACAACCTTATTTTGCTTACTCTCATAATCATAAATAGGTGCATTTATATAGAATTGATAGATTTCTTTTTTTCTAGTTGATCTTGATAAAATATCATCTATAACATTAATATCATTTATAAACCTAAGTTTGTAAAATGAGATATCATTAACATCTCTCATTAATGATTCACAATTAAAAGTTGCTCCATGAAAATCATATCCATCCATCGGTGGATATCCTGACGCCCTTAATGCTAACTTCAACTCTAATAAATCAGAGGAAGACATCCCATGAATATAAATATATGGGCAAAATCTATTCTCTTCTTTTATTTTTATACTGGTAGCAGACCATCTATTTAAAATGACAACTATTAACTCAACTACATCATTAATTTTATAGCCGTTATCCTCAATAATAAAAATACGATCAAAATTACTAGTATTCATTACCGATGGAAAATATCTCGCTCTTAACTCCTTACAATAAATAGTTTCTGACTTAAATATTGAGAACCATATATCGAATAAAATACTTTTATTATCTATCCGAGTTTTAAAGTCGGAAGGCAAGATCCTTCTATTTTCCTCACCTTTCAATATGGAATATTTTTTTATGAGTGAAACTGCGTTGTTATAATAATAAAATTCAGCCTCAAATGAATTGCATGAATAAATATCCTTAATGGTATCTAATACATCTTTTATTTGCTCATCATAGGAAGGCGCGTGTATATCAATAGTCAATAAATTGATGAAATCTGATAGGTGCTGATCAGTAAGACCTAAGGCCGTATGAACTTCAATTGTTTTCTTTATCCTTTTTTCATCACCTTTTTTATCATTATCTTTTTTTTCATATTCATGATATATCAAAAACTTATCTTTCAAATACTCAACTGTCAATGGAAGGGTTAGTTTATCATGCCCTTTAGAATAATATCCATACAATGTATATTTGTACGACTCTCTATTGTTAAAAACTCTATCTGCGAAATCTTTTAACATTAAGCGAATAGGTGGCGCTATGACAGATGAATTATATTCTGTACTCTCATAATATTTACATTGTATAGCCGTATTGTCATCGGCAGTCTTAAGATCAATATCTTCAACCCCCTCAATACAAATGACATCTTTATCGGAGCGTTTCAATAATTCAAGAATAGTCTTATCAAACTGATAGAAATAGCCTTTGATTGCGCCTATAGCACTGCGTGGATTGTCCATAATTATTCCTTAACCAATATGTAATTTGAATACCATTGCATCATACCCCGACGTTTATCAATATATTGAGCGTGGTTATATGTGCCTCTGATATTATTCTTATCTATATGAGCAAGTTGTATTTCTATCCAAGCCGAATCATATCCTTTTTCATGTAGGATAGTGGATAAGGAATGTCGAAAACCATGACCAGTGACTTTCCCACCATAACCAATACGCTTGATAACCTGATTAATACTCGCCTCACTCATAGGCTTGTTCGGATCGTTCCGCCCCGGAAAAACATAACGATAGTTCCCTGTCATGATCTTGAGTTCATTGAGTAAATCTAACGCCTGAACAGACAATGGCACAAGATGTGATCTGCGCATTTTCATCCTTTCAGCGGGAATTTCCCAAATAGCGTTATCTAGATCAAATTCTGACCATAATGCCGCTCGTAATTCGATGGTTCTAACACCCGTAATCATCAGTAATTTCGTGGCAATCAGGACCAGCCGACTTCCGGTATAACTATCCAAAGCACGCAGGAAATCGGGTATCTCATCAGCTTTTAGGAATGGGAAATGGTTGGATTGGTGTACTTCGAGAGCGCTGGAGAGCTCAGCCGCAGGATTGTACTCCGCCCTACCCGTTGCAATTGCGTAGCGAAACACTTCGGAGCAACGCTGCCGCACTTTGCGCATTTTCTCCAACGCACCTCGTTTCTCAATTTTACGCAGAACGTTCAGCAGCTCTAGCGGTTTAATCTCTCCCACTGGCCTTGTTCCGACATAAGGAAAAATATCGTTCTTAAACGCTTCCATGATGTCAGAGGCATATCCTGCCGACCATTTAGCCGATTTAAGTTGATGCCACTCTCTGGCTATCTTTTCGAAGGCGTTCTCTGACTCTGTTTGCAGAGCTAGCTTTTGCTCTTTACGAACCTCACTCGGATTCTTTCCTTCAGCGACCAGTTTTCGGGCATCGTCACGACGAGAACGGGCATTCGGCAAGGGTGATCGTTGGATAAACGCCAAGCGAGATCATTTTGGGTTTACCAGCAAAACGATAACGGAACCGCCAGCTCTTGCTTCCATTAGGTTCTATAAGCAATGACAAGCCTTGACCATCTCCGAGTGTATAGGCTTTAGCTTCAGGCTTTGCGCGACGAATCTGCATATCGTTTAAAGGCCTGTGTATAGGAATCCACGACCGAACAGGAACATATACACAATCCTATACACACTCAGTACCGGATTCTACTGGATGGTTACGGACTACTATGGATTTAAAAGAATAAAAAACGTTATAAATCAGATGATTTACAGATTAATACGGACGTTTGAGGAAGTTGAAATGGTGCCGATAATAGGAGTCGAACCTACGACCTTCGCATTACGAATTAGTAGAATCACAACTAACCATATGTTTTAAAAGCACATAACTGCACTCACACCGCAAATGTTGATGTCACACGATGTAACTAGTAGATCCATGTCATATGGTGTGCGACACAAAAATGGCACATCCTTTGTGCCAGAGATTACAGCCCCAGTTATTCACAACGTGAGCGTGGAAATTTCTTGTAAAGAGTAGACAATTCCACGTAATAGATGATCGCCACCCTTCTCCGTGACTCACCTGCAGCGATAAGCCTCTCTTCCTGCGTAAATTACTCCGGCGTCAACTTTGGCCGGCGGCCACCAACCCTTCCCTCGCTCACTCGACAATCAGCTCACGTTCCACCTCAGCTATAGCTACGCCGCGGGGAGAACAGGCCAGATGATGTTGGGAATAGTGGAAGTGTCTATGGCCTCTAACGCATCCAGATAATCCAGCCATAAATTGTATTGCGTCACCTCATCGACCTTTAAGCGCCCCAATGCAGCCTTGCCAGGCCACTGCTTGCTGTTTATGAAGTCATTAGCCTCGGCAATGAGGACTTGCTTCTTGGCTTCGGCCTGTACAACAAGTTCTTCGTGCGTTGGCGGGGGATTAACAATTTCCATCGCTTCTTTTTCAGTAATGGAAATTAACCCCTCCTTAATAAAATTATCCTGAGAACCATCTAATGGGTATGCGTAAACTGCAGAATTGGAATCTTTGAAATATTTCATGATCACACCATTTCAGCCCAAATCATGTTGGAAAGTGAGCCGGCAGTTTTGGTTATGGAGTAAGTCGCCCCTGCGGGAACAATAAACGTCATGGACGGACCATTATGAGTAGCGGATGACTCTACACCGATGACCCTGGCGACGTTAGCCCCATTCACTGCCGCAACTGCGGTTCCGAAGCTCGTAGCATCACACGAATAAATAACCAGCATCGGGCGTGTAGCGCTATTGGTGTACGTCACTCCCATTACCCTGCTGCTGGTGACGTTTGTGTATGTCCCGCCCATGGTGGCATCACCGGCAGCGACAGTGCCGCTGGTTGTACCAACGTTTTTTTTTGCCGCATCGCCAAGGCTAAGATAGCGGATGACATCTTCAACCGTCCCCGCACCGGCAATATCACGCCCTACCTTTGAAAAATCGGCAAGGCCTGCGCGGTCTACTCCAATGAAATACGGTAGCTTATTCTCTCCGGTAGCTAACCCGGCCAAGGCCGTTAAGGTATCATCCAGCGGCTGAGCTCCTAGAGTCTTCCGCGCTGTGGTAGCATCTTGATCATCCAGCAATGTGCGAGCAAACTCAGTGAGGTCAGTCTGCGCGGCGGTATCAGCCCCGGTAAAGTACGGGAGTTTATTGGCGCCTGTTGCTAGGCCGGCTAACGCCGTCAGCGTAGCGTCCAGCGCCTGATAGTCCCTGCCGAACGCAGTGGCCATTTTCTCGATAAACCCGGCGACATCGCCATTATCCAGCACGTCCTGTCCGCTCTTGTTGGCTGTGTACTGCGCCAGCGCTGCAGCGATAAAGGTGGCCTGCCGTAGCGCTTTGTTTACCTGCGCGCTCGAGGCTTTACCCGCAGTGAATCCGGACAAAAGCGCCGGGAGAGTTTCCCAGTTATCCTGAGGTGTCACGTTAGCATTTGCTGCTGTCGCGAACGATTTAAAGTCATTCTTAGCCATTACAAATTTACTCCCCATGCGCCGGCATCAAAGCCAGTAATGTAGTCATTGTCCATATCGAAGCCGAAGAAGCGGTTACCCTCGGATGGGGTCTCCACCGAAGGCGTTTGTACGTCCCCCGCCCACACGCCGGCAGCTTTTACGGTTAAATAGCCCTGCTTAATAGCGGCGATCAGTTCGAGCGATACATCAGAAATATCAGTCTCGGGAAAAACCCAGACCGAGATCGTCATGTCCTGGTTGTCGACGATTTGCATCTTGAGGCCAGAGCCTGCAGTTGCAGCGTCCAGAATGGGCGGCAGTGAGTCGTTCCGTCCGTCCCAGTTGTTGATAGCGATTTTCGCTTTAAGAACTACGCGGTAGGTATCATCGCTCAGCGACGTATAGCCCGAATCCGGGTCGTACGGCCCCTGCCAGATACCCTGGTCATAACCCAGCCCGTCTGTGTCCCAACTGAAATAGACGCCTTCAATAGGCTGGCTGACGATACGGCTACGCCCAATCCAAAGCCCGAGGATGTCGAGTTGCACACCAATCGCAGTATCGATATCGAAAGCAGAGATAAAGCCGCTCATGCTTTTGGAAATATCGATAAGTGGCCGGGTACTCAGGTCTACGTGGCCAAAAAATTTGGGCTTAGTCGCGTGGTAATTGGTGATCCTGTCCGTGTATCGGCTCATGACGTCACCGTTAGAACAATATTGTCGGGTTTACAGGATGCCGATTCGTTGTAGGCGATATTGATGTTCGCCGCAGCCACCGCTCCGGATGACTTGCCAATCAACAACTCGGTAATATCGTAATAGCGCGCGTTACCGCCGCTAACCACACCCAAGTTCGCCGGGGAGTAGATTCGGCTCAGCAACACATCATCGCCAATGGTCAACTCATTGATGTAATCCGCAATAGCCTGTTGAATCTGTGCGCCGATTTGCGAGGTATAACCGGTAAAGGCTTTCAGTGTGATGTGCCCGAAAATAGGCACATCAGTGGACCGCGAGAAACTAATCACATGTGGGTTGCCATAGGTGTCTGGTACCGTGACAGAGGTTGTCCCATAAGTCGCCGTTCCCTGCCCTTTGTTCCCTCGGATAGTCTGGGCTATGGCTATCACGTCCCCACCATCCACGATGGCAGAGATAGAGTGTGGTGGCAGCCCGTTGCTGTCGGTTGCTCCGGTGTCGTTCTCATAAAGCTTGTGACGTGTCACACCTGCAACGTTGGCGATCGCACCGTCAACACCTTCAAACGGCGTACGAGAGGGTAAAGCGACGCTTTGCCCCTGCCTGATGCGCAGCTCTGCATCCGTTTCAGCTGATGCGCCTACCGTGGCCGCAGCCGGGTTGGTTACCGAGGCCCAGCCGCGGGTCGGAGTGTTGATAGTGGTAATAGCCCCGGCCAGCGCCGCAACAGCTCCACTTTTAGAGCAAATTGCAGTTGCCATAATCGAGCCTTCAACGCCAATTACGACCTTTGAAGGTAAATTCCAAATCACCCCATTGTCGTCACGCACTGAGCCGTTAGTTATCTCTGTTCCCGGCGCTCCTGCCAAAAGCAGATCATTGGTAGAATTCGTCGCTCCCCTGCGCCCGATGCCGTTAATTTTTACGGTACTGGATAGCCCCGCCCCCTGACCAGTAGCAGGAGAGAAGCTGTTATAAACGGCAATGGCCATGTTGTTGGCATCGTGGATCGCCAGCGCCACCAGCGCCACCAGTTGCCCGTCCTTACTGTCCGGCTCAAGGTACGCATCAGTGCCGTAAATCTGCTGGAAATAGCTCGTCAGGGTATCGAGTATCGTCTGGTAATCAGGCGCACTGATCCCCTCAGCGGTTACCGTTGCCGATAAGCCGAGTGTGTCCAAATTGAGGGCCATTTATGCCTCGCTAGTGACTGTCGTCGTTCCGTATATGGTATCGACAGAGGCTGTGAACTGAACACGTCGCGTCGTCGTGTTCACTGTCGTATTGAAGGAGAGGATGGACTTCACGCCCCGCGTTTCGAGAATGTGCTTCCGGATCGCCAGGTTATAGGTTTCAGGTTTCTGCTTGCCGAGAACGGACTGCATCCACGGTGTGCCGGTAGTGGTATCGAGAAACCACTGGCCGAACCACAATTCAAACCGTGTTTTTATCGCCTGCGCTACAGCCTCGGGGGAGCTAATCAACCAGGTATCATCACCACTACCGAAGGTATAATCACCGTCGGCATCTTCACGTCGGTATCGCATCATTTCACCTCATCAGTGCTACCATCACCACGCTGCACTCCGCCGTGTTTGTGTGTATCGTCGATTGATTTACCGTTAGCTTTAACGGTCCCGATGAACTCAATGGCACCGGTGATTTTGGCCGCAACGCCTGAAGCAACAGAACCCACCATTCCGCCCATCCAGGACAAAAGGCCTTGAATGGTGACTTTCGCTGAGAAATCGGCCAAAGGGGTAATAACATCCAGACCGCCGGGCGCAACGATTTTAATTTTCTTTGTCTCTGGGTTTAGGTCGATGTACGTACTGCCATCAACACTTCGAAGCTGTGCAGAGGTGGTGCTGACATTCTTGATCCTGTTGGGTTGGGACACCTGCCCAACAGAACAGGTGGCATCGGATAGATCGTGCATGCGGTCGTCGACTGGTTCCTGGACGCCGCCGCTTTGCCAGAAGAAATCAATGCACCGATCCTGAAACTTTAGTTCGCACTCATCGCCGGGTTTTACCGGGAGGGTGAAGGTGATGCCACCGGCGGTAGGGAATACCACAGGGACATCTATAAGCAGAGGATAAGGCTTAGTGGCCCGATTGCCGTCGTTATCAATTTCAACGTAACGGATAGCTGGCTGCACAACCGCTGTAACCGAATCAGGGTCGAATGACTGAATAATGCCCGGCAAAGCGACGCGGATCTGGTTCTTCGTAATTTCCCGCTCTGACTTGAACGTCTCGGCAGAATCGCCGCTGCGGGACTGATCGTTCATTGCCATTTAATAGGCTCCAGAAAGCAAAAACCCGCCGAGAGGCGGGTTCTGTTTCACTAAATTAAATCGCTTAAGAAGCTACGAGAAGCTCCTTCCCGTCTTGAACTTCATCATTAATCTCCAGTGAGCGGTAATATTGCAGCGCGGCTGGATTTGCAACATACTCAACTTTGCCATGATTCTCTTCTACGCATTGAATAATTTTCCCCAGGTCAGTTTTAAAGAATTCCTTGCGTAGGTTAACTTTGTTCATTCGATCGTTGTTCAGCTTGTTATGCAGCACAGATTCAAGTGCCGGGGCGTCATCACAGCTAATCATTGCATGTACATCAAACTCAAACGGCACACTGGCACCACTCAATTCACTTACGCGATCAAGAGGTTCCAAGCGCCTAGTCATACCGATTTTGTAAACATTCTCACCAAAAGAACCGATATTAGATATTACGTATACGTGTCCCTGCTTCGTCATCTGAGCCATTGATTTTGCTCGCTCATACTGCTTATGGACATCTTCAATTTCTTGCTCTAACTTCCGGCGGGTTTCTTCAAGTTCTTGTCGATGTTCTTCATCGGCAGCCAAAAGGGCTTCTTCTACAGCTTTACGACGCGCTTCGAGCTCCAACTCTTTTTCCTCAGCCTCTTGCTGCTGCCTCTCTAGCTCCTCCGCCCTCTGGCGTTCTTCCCGCATTTGTCTCTTCAGTTCGTTTTGAGCATCTCTTTCGTCTTGAGCCTCCTGAAGAGCCAGTACCTTATCGCGGAATTCTTTTTCAACGGTTTTCCAGTCAGAACGGTCACGAAGTTCAAAGAAATCATATTTGGCAATTAATGTCTGATATATAGCCTTCTCTTTTTTGATATCTTCCAGTTTTCTTTCAAAATTTTTCAACGTTATAGATGATAAAATGTTTTTTCTTTTATAACGATAGGTATCATCAAGAACTTTCTGTATTTCATCTTGTGCCGTCTGATGCTCTGATAGAAACTTACTTTCAAAATCAAAAGCATAATCAACAGCCTTCGCCAGTATTTCCTTACTTTTAGCTCTATTAGTTTCAATGATATCTCTGAGTTCATTTTTTAAGTTATTATGTTCAATCTCGCGAGCGATATCATGATTTTTATATTTCTCAATAGCATCTTCTTTTTCACTAACTTCTGAATCAAGCAGTTTTTTATTATGGGTATTCAAGTCACTAACAATGCGGGCATGTGTCTTTTTAAAATATCTAGAAGTTAAGTACCAAGCGCAAATGGCCCCTAAGCCAAAAATAATCAGAATCGGATACAGCGCTTCCATTAGCAGTTACTCCTTGTGTTGGTTACGATAGATAGCGGAAAGAATATACCAAAACCAACACTAAGGTAACTCTATTGGATAGAAGTAACCTAAGAGATCTAGCCTTCTATCTTCTTACACGGAAACGACCCAATGATTTTCGGCGCGTCTATGCTGTTCTGCAGGAGCTGCACGTTCAGAAACGCTTTTCCATTGCGCTTGACGAACTCGAACCCGTAGTTGTTGCCATCGCGCGCGGGCATCAAGCCCATGTCCATTTTCATGTTTGCATAGTCGCCGTCTTTGCCCAGAAATTTAACTCTCTGCGATGTTACGGTTTCTCCGTTAATTTTTGTCATACCCTCACCGGTCATCGTGTACCCACCACACTGAATGGCAGCCATAACCGGATTAGTCGCCATGAAAACTAACGCCAAACATAAACGTTTCATCAGAGCCCCTTTTCCCTCGCAGCAGAGGAAGTTAAATCAGCTGCGCCACGCGCTTCGCACATCATATCCATGTACCACGCCTGGCCCCGTGTATCACCAGTGTACATAATCCCGCGTACAATATAAACGCCATCCGTTGCGATGCTGGCGGGCTGCGCTGTGGTGCCGCTGAGCGTGATATTGCCGTCAACGTTCTCGTCCGTAATACGGCCGCCGGCCATCGCAATATCGTTGTTCGACAGCGCGGTGCGGTACACGGATGCCTGATCCAGCTGAATGAGGCCATTAACTCGGATATTCGGGTTAATCAGGCAGCGCACGTTAACGCCGTTGCCGATGGTCTGTTGCGGCATACCGATAAGCCCGGTGGCGCTGTTCAGCACAATGGCATCATGAACATACTCGTTCTTTGCCACCATCTGCCGCTGGCCGTCCACAAACTGCCATGTTGCGCCACATTGTCCGGCCACGTTATCCATCAGGTGCCGGGTCATTCCAAACAGCACCCGCCCCCGGGGGAAAACGGTAGCAGGCATTTCAGGCGTCAGACCTTCGGTCGCGCCTTTAGCCTCGAAATCTTTCATCAGCGCGCGATTCACATCGGCGACGGTGTAACCGGCGGCCAGCGTCTGCGAGGTTATGCTGGTGGCAAAAGCCAAATCCGTATCCGCCGCCTGAATCAGAACGTAGGAATCGACGGGGTTGTCTTTTCCTGTGACCGAGTATCGAATTTCTCCGCTAAAAATCAGCCCATAATTACGTCCATCGCTCTGGCCGATACTTGCCGCGTCGATCTCCCGCGCCTTTCCTACATCGCTGGCCAAAACCTCGGGCGCGATTCCATCATACCCGGCGATCAGCCGCACCTTGGAGAACTCCTCTCCTGTAATGCGATTCACCGTACCCGCTGACAGATTGTAGATTTTGAACGTCGCAACCCGTGAGGCGCTGCTGATGTTGAACCAGTCGATCGTAAAGGTCACTTTAAAATCGCTAAGCTCTATACCCTGCCCGTTCTCGTCGACGAGCTGCAGCTCGAAATGCCGCATCCAGTTCTGTGACATGTTTACTCCGTTGATACCAGTAAATGACTGCGACCGCCCAGGTCGGCTTTCGTGGGATAATCCTGTGTGCTGTTGTCACAGACTACCACCAGCTTAAAATCGAGCCCCATATAGGCGTACTGCGCCAACAGATCAGCCCCCGTGACGAGAGGAATACCGGAGATCACCAGCCCCCCTCTGTCGTTATGCAGATCCATAATCCAGTAAAAATCGCGCCAGATGATGCTAATCCGCCAGGTGGTCCCTGCAAGGATGACACTGAAGTGCTGGTTATCCGCCGTCAGCGGGATTTCCTGTATAGCCATTAGCCAAACCCCAGTAATGACGCCGCGTTACCTGTGATGCTTTTCAGCAACGATGTATCTGGCGGCTTTGTGGTTTTATTGCCGGTGTTCAACACCGCTGAAGTGCTGGCGCCGTCCTTCATGTTGGCTTTATCCGCAACGGTGATCTGCTGCGTTTGAGAGATAGGAACCTCCCTCAAAGTGAGGACGGCAGAGAGGACATTTTCGGTTGTCTTGTCTGTCGTCACCTCCAATGCACGAATCAGCATGTTGCTATACCGCCGCTTGCCGGTCACCACATCGAAAGGAATACGGCTTTCCTGCAGATCGAGTATCTCCTGATACGTCTGCTGGGGGCTCAGGCCAAGTAGGCTGGAGGCCGTCAGGTTACTGGCAAAATCCAGCAACGATCCGCCGCCGGCAAACCCAACCTCCATCACTACTTCAGCCGGTTTTTTGTAGGCATGATCTGCGATAGCAGCGCCGACCTCTACCGGGTGCTCCGTTATTTCCAGCGTGTCAGTATGCTTCTCAGAAACCACCACGTCGGGAATAATCATCCCTATTTTTCGGCTCTGCTGATGAAACAGCGTTGAGAGGATATCCATTAGCCCACCTTAGTCTGATTTCCGCGCATCACCTGAGCATTCGACGATTGCTGCCGGCGCTCGACTTCATTGCCAACTGCCCGCGCGTCACCACCACCATAAATGTTATAGGTGTTCTGCTGCTGAATATTGGCCCCGCTCCCGGCGGCCGCCCGGTACGCCAGCGGGCTATTCCAGTTGGAATACCCCTCCTTACGTGCCATTGACTGCATCAACGAGCCCATGGTGTGCGGATCGGAGAGGTTCAGCACTGCATTCGGTGACACCCCCATCCACCCGGCTACCTGCTTGGCGTACTGCTGTGGGTCATTTTTATCGCTGGCCGGCGCCCAGGTACTCACGATATCCTGAATCGTCCTCAGCGCCCGCCCGGTCGTCTTACCGGTGAAGTAGCGCATCAGTTGGTTTTTCATCGCGGTCCAGCCGTGCAATGCAGATTCAAAGAACCGGAAACCACCGCCACCAACAGGGCGAATATTCCCCGGGTTGTTGTTCCGGTCGGCCAGCGTTCCCTTTCCTGATTGCCCAGATTGTACCGGCTCGTCAGTGCCAAACACGCTGTCATAAATCTTATTGCCGATCGCGCTTGATATGCTTGATGGCGCCAACTTGGACGCTTCTTTAATGGAGTCCCACGCCCCCGAAAAGTCCCCTTTCAGCAGCTTATTCAGTACATCCACCAGCGCGCCAATCTCCTTAATGGATGATCGGACGCTTTCGATGATCTGGTCAAACAGCCAATTTCCAGAAAAGCCTGAGAAATCCAACCCGATCAGCGCAGAAAGCTGCTTAACAGCAGCTTCAACGGAGCCACCCAACTCGACCACTTTATCGATTAGGTTACCGAAATCCCCCTGCAGGCTTCCGATCCCCTTCATCACATAATCGATGTCGTCTTGCCAGCGCGCCCAGTCAATAAGGCTTTGTCCGCCCTCTTTCCACGTTTTGTAGTCCTCCCACAGCAACGCGATAGCCGCAGCCAGCGCTGTCACCAGGCCAATAGGCGACATCCAGAACGTGCTATTGAGGATCCTCATTGCCACCGTTAGTGCGCCTAACATGCCGATCAGCTGTTTGGTGGATTTATTGAGGCTTCCCCACCATTCGATAAGGTTGCCCGCTACCTGTATCAGTCGGAAGAACAAACGCCCGATGACATCCCCAAGCCACAAAATCCCCCTGATGGCCTTTGTCAGCGTCTGTTCAATGCGCGGGAAGTTGTCCAGGATATGGCGCCGCAGGGTATCAAGAGAGCCCGCTAGGCCACCAGCGAGGTTAGAGCCGATTTTGTCACGGGCCATGCCCGCCATCTCGCCAAAAGAACGGAGCGAGGTCATGAACCGGTTAGAGCTTTTCGCCGCTTCGTCAGCATTGAACCCGATCGCCTTCGCCATTGCCGAATACTGGCCGGTAAAGCCACTCGCCCCACGACGCAGGGCCATGAGGGTATTTTCATCCATGCCCAGCATCTGCGCATACTGATTGGCCCGGTAATACGGCATGCTGCTGAGCTTCTGGCCAACGCCGGTGAAGATGGCTGACATATCCCGCATATTGCCGCTGGCATCACGGGTCTGAACGCCTAGGCGATTCAGGAAGCCTTCGGCGCCCGGGTTATTACGCACAAAACGGGCGAGGCTTTCCAGTGAACCGCGGGCCGCATCCACGCTACCGCCAACCTGTGATACCGCGTAACCGATTTGTTTGATGCCCTGCACCGTCGCGCCGGTGCGCTGGGATGCCCAGTACAGGGTATCCAGACCAGAGGCAATTTTTGCGGTAAAAGCAACAACAGAGAGAGCCGCCCCTTCAACTGCCAGCCCCATTTTGATCGCGTTCGCGGTCACTCCAGTCAGTACGGAGCTAAATTTCTGATACCCCGCATCATCAAGGCTGAAGCCTAGCGAGACGAGGAAGTCTTTAATCGTCTCAGCGTTCATTATCTTCTCTCCATCTCTCTATGCGACGTTGGTTGTCCGCCTTAACGGCCAGGTAGTCATTCATCAGCGCGATATCGCACAGGTCGATAGACCCATCCTTCAGCGCGTTATAAGGGATTAACCCGGCGTCCACCGGGTCAAGGAGATAAGACAGCCCGTCAGGCAGGCTGTTGAAGGTTATTTCGCTGGCAGGGTGGGCGTCTCGCTGGTAGGGAGTCCTTGCAAAAAATTTCCCAAAGAGTCGGCGACCACCCGCGCCACCAGCTGCAGCATGGTAAGCAGGTCGATATCGTCAAACGCCATTTCGCCATGCTGACAAACCGGAACCCAGCCTTTCATGTGCTCGCGGGACACTACAGACAGGCAGGGAAACAGGATGGCATTCACGTCGTCATCGCTCAGATCAGATACCGCACAGGAAATCTTTGGCAGGATGGTGGTCATCGCGCCTTCGGTGTCTTTGCTGCTGATCTTCTCCTGAACACTTCGGAAGTCAGAAACCACCCCGGCCAGTACCGGCAACAGCTTCCGGGACACTTTCAGCTGTTCGAAAACGCTGAGCTTCGCCGTACGATATTTCACACCCTTAATTTCAAATTCCATGCGTTAAAACTCCCCCAGTAACTGGTCAATCTTGCCGCAGTCGAATACCCACGCGACGGTTCCGCCATCTTCGGCGTTATTGAAGTCCGGCTGTTTCTGGAATGCACACGAACGCGCAGTAGAAATATCACCCGATACTGTGTTGCGAATGACGATCACGTTATTGCCCCATGTGGCAGAAGACTGGCTTTGTGCGTTATACGCCAGAGACAGCTTCTTATTCACTGGGGAGGTTTTTAACAGCGTCACCGTAATGGTGCCTGACTTATCGGCATGCAAGCTGTGCATCACTTCGCCATCCGCACCGACGGTCATGGTGTTTTTGTTACCCCCCATGGTCTGGGTGATACCTTCTTTGGAGTTCGCCGAACCCTGACCAAGATCGATAACGCCAGTCGGCCCGGTGAGCGACGCGGTTATATCGAGAAAAGAATAAGTTGCCATTTATCGCTCCTTAGCGAACCACATTAATCTGCACATCGGCAAAGTGAATCGCCCCGGCCAGTTTGCAGGCCACCTGGATCACCGGCGCCTTACGGGCTTCGCGGTCAGACTGCGCCTGCGTCGCCACGGCGGGGGCGTAGACGTAGTAGCCTTTGGTCAGCGTGTTACCCGCTGACAGCTGCCCGATGTCACCACCGTTCCAGATTCCCGGGGCCACCAGCCCGTTATTGGCCGCCTGATCCATGGATGCTTCGATGTTTGATACCAGACGCGTCACCCCGGCATCGGTCTGCGGGATTTTGGTCGTTGAGGTGTAAAGCAGGTTCCAGAGGTTTGTCTGCACATAGTTCTGCAGCCAATCGAGCCCATGGCGTTCATCAATGAAATCGCCGTTACACATCACGCCTTCCTGGATAATGGCGGTATCGTTGGCATAGTTCACAAACACGTTGCAGTTTTTCGCCTTAAGCGTGTCTGCTTGGCTGCTGGTGATGGTTTCCGCCGTGATGCCGGGTTCCTGCTTGAACTTCAGCGTGATGGTGGTGTTATTCCCGAGGAAATTTACACTGAAAGCGCGCCCAAAAAGAGACGAAACAGCATAGTCAACCTGGCTGTACTGGATAAATGTGCGAGCATACCCAGCTGCTTTCAGCTTGCTTGCAAGGTCGGTGGTGCTGGTCGCATCCAGCGTTGCCGGATCCTTCGTGCTTATGCCGTATACACGGGAGGCACTCGCGGCACCAATCAGTGCCGCAACATCAAGATGGTTCTGCTCCGTCATCGCCGGATCGGCAATCACCAAGCCATACCAGTCAGCGCTGTAGGACAGCGCGGCATTTACCGAATCCAGCGGTGAGCCTGTCGACGCAGCCTGTCCATCGACCACCGTCGGATTGTGTCCGGCATCAATACCCAGCAGTGCAGCAATATCCGTGCCGGTGCCGGGGGCTGACGGGATGCCAATTTTTGAGGTTGCCCCTGTGGTTGCAGAGGTCACCATAAACTGCGTTGAGCCCGCCACCCAGGCCACGCTCGCACCTGTCAGCTTTGCCGTCACCGCTGTCGCAACAGCGGCCAAATCGGTCGCCCCCGACAAATCAATGCCGGTGACCGTCTTAACGGTACTATCTACGCTGATGCGCAGCGCACCGTCAGATACGGAGGTAAAATTAGAGAGCACCTGCTCTGCGGATGACAGCACGGCGCCAGTAAGTTTCCCAGCAGTGGCCGCTACGGGCGTGCGCTCCATTCTGCCAATATAGAGCTGATACGGTTGCGGCATCTGCTGGAAGTACAGATTAGCGGCCTTGTACTCTTCCGAGTTGATGCCGAAATCCGCGGCCACACTCTCGATGTCTGTATAGCCGCGCATGATTTCCGGTGCTAGCAGCACATCAGAAGGACCGAGGATTAGCAGCGCTCCAAAATTACGGGCAGCTGCCGCGCGCATGGACATAATGACAGCCACGCTGACAGCGCGCTGCACTGGTAAGCCATTAGGCATTTTTATTCTCCAAAAAAGGTGACTGGTGCTTCCGTTAGCGATTTGATGTTGTACGCGCGCACAACCTTCCGGCGCAGGCGCACCGTCATGTCGTATCGACGAACCCATTGCTGGTTAATAAGTTCTGGGAAAGGAGTCAGGCCTGTGTAGCCGCCAAGGGACAAACCTAGCGCGTTCAGCTCCGCATTGTTTTGCGGGACAGATATACCATCGCGGAAACGGGACGCGTAAGACATACCCGCCGGGCCGTAGAACGATGCCATACACTCGAACGTTTCATGCCGCCAGAGTTGCGCGCCCTCGTCGGTCTGATTGGTGAATGCTGGACTGTTATCTATGGGCCACCCGGTAACGCCGAACGCGCACCAGTTCGTTTCAGCTGGCAACAGTGGCGGCTGATCTTTCTGCCAGCGCGGGCGAACCATACCAGCCGGCAAACCAGAAACGTTGCGCATCCACTGGCTTAATAGCCTGTCGAGCGCTTCGTCATAATCCGGATCGCCGCTGGTGGGTGTCAGCCAGCCGCGCTCTGTGCTGGTGTTATTGCTCAACGGGATTCCCCCCATCAAACGGCAGCAACTCACAATGCGCCTGGACGAAGCCAGCACCGTAAGCCGTATACGGGTCGATGAATGTCACGCGGTAATCACGGTTCTGATATGTCACGATATCGGCGTCACGGCCAGTCTTCCCCTGCGTAAGGCGCTCAGTTGTTACGATAAGAATCGCACCACTGATAACCTGACCAGACTGCATACGGCGGTTTTCAAGAGAGCGGTCAACGGTAACAACGCCAGAAAACTGCGTTTTGACTTTGCTATCGCTGCCGATCCCGTCCTCGTCCACCGTTTGCGCCCGACGTGTTACCCACAGGTTGAAGTCACAAAAATCCGGGTCAAAAAGCACGTCTGTTACATCAAGCGTCGGCATCTTTATCCCTCACAACATGAGTAATGGCTCTACGGTATTGCCCGGTGTCGATTAATGGTTTTGCTAGATCAGTGCCAGGAGCTTCTCCTGCAGCGCGGCGGGCAAGCTCAGCTTTCGCCCCTTTTCGCCCCCGACGGGCCCGCGCCTCTACTGTGCTATCAGCAAGCGGTGTAAAGCCGGTAATGGTCATGTAACGCCTGACGCCATTAGCGGCCAGCATTCCAGCGCGGTTGAGCGCTCTTTCCGCCCCAGCTGTATTACCATCAAGTGCCGCCTGCGCCGCGGCTTTGAGCTGCGGTACCGTCTGATCCTCTACCGATTTCACGCCGGGGGTTAGGTGCGGACGTGGTGGAATGTTTTGCGCAGGTGAGCCGTACTCGTTGACGTAGCCGATCCCGGCATTGCCAAACGGAATATCTTCACGCTCGCTGTCTTCCTCCGGGATACCCACCAGCACTTTTTTCTTACTGATGGATTTGAGCGCATCCAGAATGGCCTGAGCGTTATCCACCCTCGTTGTTACACCGCTTTTGAAGCTCATAGCTGGCGACCACCCGCACCGAACATCGTGATCAGCTGGTAAAATTCGGCACCATACCGGGTGTTATTCCAGAAGCCAGCGTCAGGGTTTAGCGTCGCGCTGGTGTCATAGCTGACGCTCACCTTGTCTACGGACTTAGAGGACTGAACACCGTTGGTTGAACCGCCTGGACCACCAACCAGCATTGCCCGACTATCAGCCGCCCAAAGCGTCATGTAGTGAGCCACGAACAACTCGGCAAAGTACGGAAACAACGCTTTGCCGGTGAGGTTTTCGCTCAGCAGCACATCAGCCAGATTCAGACGAAACAGGACTTGTGCTTCGGGATAATTGGCGGGATCAGCAAACTGTGGGAAGTCGCGGCGAAAATCACTTACCGTTGGCAGACTTTGATTCTTTGGCACCTTTGCCCCCTTCTCCGCCAATCAGCGATGTTGCTAACTGGGTTTGCAGGATTTCGTTCTGCTCATTCAGCTTGGTAAGCGCATCCTTCAGATCGGTAATGAGCTTGTCCTTGTCGGTAATCTGCACCCGCAAGGAATCAATCTCTGCCTGTTTATCGCCGGCGTCCGCTATAAAGCCATCGGTCTGCTCAGCATGCGCTTGGGTAAACCAATGGGTGGCCACCGATTCGGGAACGTTATGGCGCCCCCGGTTAAACGCCTGCTTTGACTGATCGCCTAACGTCAGCGTAAACGGTGTGTGTACCTGGATAGTAACCAGCTTTTCTTTTGCCATTTTCAGATTCCTTCTGGCCCCTTTCGGGGCCGCTCTGGTTATCAGATACCGTCGACGTAGGACAGCGTTTCTTTGTACACCGGCTCGATCGCACCGAGTTTTCCGTAATAGGTCGCAATCTGGTACAGGCCGCGATACTGGATCGGCACGCTCTGCAGCGGCACCAGCGGATAGCGCACGTACTTCTTATCGTTGGTGTAGGCAACCATGCGGTCTTTATTACCGACACCGCGCCCTTTCAGCCATTTGACCGCTTTGATCTCCAGCGGAACGCCGTTCTGGTGAAAAGCAATCGTGTTTCCGGCCAGATAAGTCAGCAGGGACTGGTTACCCGCTTCGGATACCTTGCGGCTCGCCAGCAGTGAATACTGCTCTGGCGGAATGCGCAGATCAGAAGGCACAACGGAATAACCGGATGCTGCCCAAGCATGCGACAGAATGCTGTTCACGCTATCGAGGATCTCGTCGTTAGTGGAGTTCGCCCAGGTCTTCGGTGCGTTGTTCAGCGTGACACCGACGAGGTTTGCCAGCCCTTTGAGACCCAACGCGCTGTCGCCGATATAAACCTGCTCGTCGTTGTCCATCTGCCATTTGAGCTGCATCCCGTCGTACTTCTGGGTGTCGATCGGACGGCCCACCTGCTGAGCGGCGGCCAGTTCAACCACTGTCCATCCCAGCTCCATCCCCCAGAGGTTCAGCGGGTTGCCGTCTTTGCCGATATCGACGTTCACGCCCGCAATAGCGGTGGAGTCTTTGCCGACCCAGTTTTTACCGTTCGGGTTTGCGCCGGTACCTGCAGCGCCAAAGCTGGTGTTCGTCCAGCTGGAAATATCGTCTGCAATAGAGACGTCTTCACGCAGTTGGATATCGCGGGTCCAGGTGTAACCCACCAGCGGCAGGTTCAACGTCTGGTCGAGTCGCTCCAGCTCTCCGATAAGAAAGGCACCAGAGCCGTCTACCGTCGCCTGGTCAAAAGTAATCATTGGCATGTTGTTTATTCCTTAAATCTTCCAGGAGATTTCTGCGTTACCGTCTGCGTCACCGGCGCCCGTAAACTCAGCATTCGGTAGCACGGCTGTTTTTCCTGCCACCTCTGCCACCGTGACCCCACCAAGAGGAACGGGGATAGAGGCATCGGCCGATACCACAACGTATACGGCTGCGCCTTTTTTAATAGCCGAGGCGTCGGCCCCCACACTTACCGTCATGTAGCCGCGCTTCAGCGCGTCACCCGGGAAGTTCTTACCGCTTCCGACTTGGCGCACCATGTCAGGCTGCGAGGTGGTGGGATACGGACGGACATAGATACCTTTCACCTTGTCAATCGTGTCACCATCGGCCATCGGTACGAAAAAGCCATCAGCGTCATACTTGCCCACCAGGCCATAAGCTGGAAATGCGTTGTCGGATTTGAGGATCACCGGCTCAACGGTCAAATCCTGCGGGCGAGAGACAGCCCCGGGAGTGCCAACAGGCATCCGGTACAGATATGCAGTCATTGGATTATCCTTTGCGGTTAGACCAGAAGTCGGCGTTTTGTTTGTTCAGGGAGGCGATGCCGTTCATGTCCATCCCCATATTAGGGCGTTGTGCATCGCCCGTGGTGCTGCGGGTGTTTCGCCCTTTGGCGATCTCAGATACGGCGTTAAACGCCATATCGACCGATTGCTTAGGCAACTTGCGGATATCCGCATCACCGACCACCTGGCGAACCAGTGCTTTGTCAGCGGCGACCAGCACATCACGTTTGAACGCGGTCGGTTTCACCTTGCGGCTCAGATCGATACCCGGGACGATAACCTCGGCGCGATAGGCTGAGTCACCCGTGATCGTGGTTTCCTCTTCGTCGCCCTCGCCGTCGCCGGTTGGCTCTAGGCCCTCTTTACCGCCTGGCTTATCACCGTTATCGCCTATTGCCGTTCCGTCCAGCTTAGCCAGCAGGGCTTTGAGCAAGGTTTTGATATCGTCCTCGCCGTCACCAGTTGGCTCTCCCCCCATCTCCGGCTTTTTATCCGGCAAGGGTTGTTGCGGTGAAAGGTTAATGTTGAGGTTAACGCCGCTCGGCAAATCCCCTTCATCACCCGTTACCGCCGCCGGCGCAGAGTCCAGCAATTCGTTCATGGTGTCCGAGTCACCCGTTTTGATGGCCGTGCGCATGCGGGTCCACCAGCTTTTCTTTTGATTTGCCATTGTGTCTCTGTCTCCAATTGCACAACGATTTCCGGCTCTGCCTTTGGGGACAAGAGCCACATGGTTTCCGGTAATATCGACCTGCTCGGCTTTACCTGGCTCGGTCTGCTCGTACTCCGCGTCATAACCGCACGACACTTCGCGCAGGCCATCTTCAACCAGCTGAATGGCGTACTCGTCTTTGATGATGATGTCGGCGATCATCAGGTCAGCCTGGTCACCCGTTCCGCGCCGTACGTTCTGCAGGTGCCCCACCGCCAGCTCTTTCCAGTTCTCGGGGTTCACCAACCGTACCTTCCCGTTTTCATCTTCGGGATGCAGGATCGTAATGCTCATCCCTTCGAATGAGGCGAGCGTAGCCGGATGGAATACCTGCTCAGGAGAGCGCGTTACAGCGATCTCGCCGAGCTTGTCGGGTTTGAGGTTTGGCAGATCTGCAGCACCGTAAAGCTGCTTTCCCGTTCGACCTATCGGCACATCTCTACACAGCAGCGAGCCATCCGCCAGCTGATAGCGGGTCTCCCCCAGCCGGGTATTGAAAAAATATTTCATGGTTTACCTGCGATTCAGGCGAGATAGGAATGTGGGTTGGGGAATACGATCTCTTTGTAGCAGCGACAATTCGGCAGTTCGCCAGCGTGGCCGGTCATCCCGTCAAGCGTTGGGGGACGCCCCCATTCGACAAACTTTCCCTCCATCTCACGATGAGAATGACGGACGTCGCCATCTTCGGCGGTACGCCAGATATAGCCATTCGAACCGATTGACAGCGCACGCGCCCGATCGAGCGCGCCGGTTGCACGTCCAAGCTCGGTACGGGCGATAAGATTTGCTCGCGAGCGTGACACGTCACCCGAGGCTGCAATATCTTGCGCGAGTGGCTCAGCCCGACCACCAGTGACAACTGCTTCGATAGCCTTGTTCTGAATGTCATACACCCGATCAGCAGCCTCAAGAGGCAGCGATTTGATGTACTTCACTTGCTCGGCAACGATGGATTTCATCACCTGGCCTACTGGGGCGCGATCGACCATGTTGCGCAGCTCTGCGCTGATGCTCCGGCTATGCTGACGCCACTGCTTTTCATTCTGGCGCGCAATGTCCGCGGTGAAGTTCTCAGCAACCTTCGTCGCCCAGGGGGTGATGATTTCGCTGTAGCGCTCCAGCGCATCCATTATTTCGGTAACGCTATCGTTTGAACCATCGTAGCGCCCATTTACGATATTCCCGACCGCCCGCGCTATCTGCCGTAGGCTCGTTCGATATCGGATCTCCGCCTGGCGGCTCTGGCGGTTTGTCACCAAGTTCGCTGATGCCTGGCGGCGCTTCATCTTCGGCATTATCTATGTCCTCGTCGGTAATTGATGCCCCGATGCCAGTAACATCAGCGTTTTCGCGCAGGTCGGTCATCGCCGCTTTACGCGTCATCAATCCGTCGCCCAGCGCCGTGCTGATCGCGTTGGTGGTGTTTACGGCCACTGTTGAGCGATCAACGTCAGACATTTGCCAGAGCGGATTAAACTCAAACGTGAAGTCATCCGGCAGCGGCTTACCGAGTTCCGAGCGGTGCATAATGTCCAGTATCCGGCGCATCGGCAGCCGTAAACGGCGCTCCTGCAACGAGCTCACTCGGTCGTAATAGTTGGCAAGGTCAGCGTCGCCGGTAGAGAAACCTTTCGGCGACTGCCCGAACAGGCGCACCAGTGGGATACCTACCGCACCGCTGATCTGCTCAGCAAACTGCGAGAGAATGTCATCCAGGCCACTGAAGCTGTATTGGTGGGTTTCGAACTTATCCTGCGAGTCCATAAGCGTCATGCCTTCATTGCTCTGAAACTGGCGGATCAGGTCGATGTTCTTCAGGAGCGCTTCGAACGCTGGCCCCCCAAGCGCGATAAGATTGCGCAGATCCTTCACGCTGTAGGTCCGCAGATGCGCTTTATAGACCAGCTGCGCCGCGCCGACGGTGGCGCTGTCGAACGCAGTCAGGCGATCCCAGATACGCTCTACAACCGACATTCCCCATTCGTTCTCGGTCATCTTCTGCTGGTATGGCAGCGTCACCCCATCGAAGCGGATCAGGCGGCTGTGATGGATGCGCCATGCCGGGATGCCCGTTGCAGTTGTCACCACGTCGTAAAACTCAGGCTTGCCCAGATCCGGCCCCATCTCTTTAATGCGGCGGGTCAGCACGGGGTTAATCATCCAGCGGTCAAGCGGGAGGATCCCCTTAAACTTGCCCTGCCCGATGGTTTCAAGCCGCAGCGGAGTCATCGGCGCCTGGCCTTCGATCATGATGAAGCCGACCGCACCGCCGTAAAGACGCGACCATTTCAGCACGTCGTTCAGCGCATCCCAGATCTGCAACTCATCCAGTTGCGATTCGAGGGTTCCACGGTCTTTGGCGTCAATCTCCGACGTGATGCGAATGCCTTTACGGGTCATATCGTCCGGTATAGCGTCGACCGCTTCACCGATGACCCAGGATGAACGATAAGACCATTCCACCAGCATGCGGTTACGGCTGGTGAAGTTCGCCCGATAGGTCGATGCTGAGTGCTGGTTAGGCGTCTGCATCCCCACGCGGGCGACAAAGTTCTCATAGCCATCAGCGGTGGCCTGCGCCGTTCGCCGAGAGGCTTGTTTGTTTCGTGCCATCAGGCCTGTCTCCCTAGCAGCTCCCAGATGTTCAGGGCTGAATTCATTGGCGCGTAGCTGATCATCACCGAGTCGGCGAGGTTAGGCGACTTGGTGCCGTCAGGCTGTTTATCAACAACGATTTTTCCCACGCCGTTAATGGAGTAGGTCGGCTGCGACAGCTCGATGATGAGTTTGTCTTTGCTCGCCATGGTGCTGCTGATTGAGATAATTTCGTCCGGGTTGTAGGCCATACCCTCAACCACGGCGCGATAGGTGTTCTGGAAAAGTTTGCGTAGATGCCACCAGCTCTGGGCCTTGGCGTTAGCGAAGAAGTCCTTGTTCAGGCGGGCGGCCTGTCCGTTGTCCCCGCGCACCGCTTCGTCGTCCGGATCAAACACCGCGCCGCTACCGCGAAACGGCGTGGCGAGTATTGACGGTCGGCGGGCAGCTTTACGCAGTTCGTTAATGGCCCGCGCATCACCGCGGACGCCGGCGCCCAGGCCATCCTCGTCGAAGCGGAACTCGTCGAGGTTGTCCTGTTCGCAAAAGCCGAAAACCTTCTCAACGGATTGGTAAATGTCGCTGCCGACGCCGGACCACTCCCGCACGTCCTCCAGCAGGAAGCCATGGCGGGTAGAAAAGGAGTTCTTATCCCGGCCTTCGTCGGCGACGTCCATCGCGCCCAGGCGCTTGCCCGTCGGCTGGATACCCAACTTGATATGCGCGTCCACGGCAGCCTGTACCCAGTCGGATGGGATCAGGACACCTTCAGCGGATGCGCTGTAATTCAGGTCGAGTTCCTGCGCTACCACCACCGGATTGTCGATTTTCTCGCATTCCTTGCGATACCACTCGTCGTCTTTGCGCGGGTCATTTCGCCAGTGAAACGTAAACACCGGTATCTTTCCGCCATGGCGTTTCTGTGCGAACGGATTCGCCATGCCGTTAACCGAACTCAGGTCGATACGGCAGCGGGTGGTTTGCGACAACGCCGCATCAATCAGCAGCGGGCGCTGGAGGAATGCAGCCTCGTCCACCAGGTAGAGCGTGGTACGGTCACCACGCCCGATATTGTCGCCCGCTTCGCCTTTGATGACGGCGCCGGTTTCAGGGAACTCAACACGCATGTACGGCGCGTTCTTCTTCTCGTCCCACGACCCGCGAAACTCAACGGGGAGCGTCTCTACGAACTTGCGCGCCTTCCAGAACAGCGCCTTCGGGTCACCGGTGCTGTCGACGTATTCCTCTTTACGGGAGCCGAAGCCGATGACCATTTCCTTGTTGAATAGGCAGAGCGAACAGGCCATACCTATCGCCGTCCAGCTGAGCCCCATCTCGCGACTCTTTTCGGTTATGCCGTTCTCCAGCCGTTCGCGCCGCTCCATGATCCAGTGGATCCACTCTTCCTGTTTCGGGAATAGCAGAAAAGGGATGGTGACCGGCAAGCCATAATCGATGTTGCGTGGGTCCGTCGTCATACCCCAGTCGATGATGAACTGGGCCGGGTTGGTGCGGTAAAACTGCTTTAGTGCTGGCAGCACTTCGGGGTTCTGGCGAATGCGCTGTAAGCGTTCCATCCGCCATTCAAAAACCATCTGGTAATCAGGGTTCCTGAAATCGAATTCAAACGGGAGAGGCATGATCACCCCATCATCTTGCGGTAAATCTCTGCGGCCTGATCTGCGGTGAGGTTGGTTGTCTCGGTCTTGATCGGGCCGCCATCTTTGCCAGTGCTCTCCACTTTCAGCTTGTTGGTATACGCATCACCAACCTCTTTGGCCGCCTGTTCAATAAGCTGAGCCGTCAGGGAGAAGTTCTTCATCCCTTCAGTTCGAGTAGCCATACGGTCAAGCACGCGGAGTCGATAGGATTTGTTGGCGATCGGGATATCGCTGGTTTCTGTCAGAAATCGTTCACGCGTCGCGTGGAACATGGCGATCCACTTCTTAGCGAGCGTCTTACCGCTGGCCTTGGTTGGGTCGTGCGACTCAGCCTGTTGCCGGGTAATCTTGATACCAAACTCTTTTTGGACAGCTTCGACCACCTGTGAAGGCGTGTCGTAGCACGCAATCGACTGAATGATGAAGGCTTTCACATCAGGTTTTAATGCAGCCATAAATCACCATTCGTCTTATACAGTCCAGTATTAAGCCAGTCGCAGCATGCACGTCCCACACGCTCTGGCAATATCAACGTGAGCAACCTCCGCAGGCCGATTCGCCGCATCAATCATTTCCTGTACTTCAGTGCTCGCACCATAGCGACGAACCACACCAACAAACTCTTCCACATCGTGGCCGCGTAGTTTTAGCTTCGGCAGCCCTTCCTGCGTAAACTTCGGTGCGCCAAATTCATCTGTCGCCTGGCTGATGTGATAAAGCTCATGCTCTATCAGCGCGCAGAACTCCAGATCGGAACATTGCGAACAATAATCGGCGGCCAGAGTAATAATGAATTGTGGCACCCGACCGAACCATTCATACATCTGCTGCTCCATCCGTGCTTTCTGCCAGCCGCCAGCTCGCATCGCTACTTCTTCCGCCTGCCCCAGCACGGAACGCCCTTTCTTCTCAAAAGAGTTCGACGCCCAGAGAAAGCACAGATCCGCTTCAAGCAAATGCTGATGGTCAGGGTTATAAAGGTCGCCGTCATCACTAAGAACATGGTGGTGCAGCCAATCACCAACATCGTTAGCGGGCATTATGCTGATGTACGGCTTCGGGTCAGGAGGCATCGTAAAATGCGCTGGTGGGTGTGGTCTGTTCATGAGTGATTCCAGTGAAGCCCCTCAGTGAAGATCTTCTGTAATGCTGGCTTATTGGCACTGCTCTCGAATGTACTGCTGCGCCCCCTCCAACTGCTTCTGCATCGTCGTTAATCGCTCTCTAAGGGTGAAATAATCCCGCTGAGCGGTGTCTGCCAGTCGGGGGCGGGCTGCAGTATCCACGCCGGCGGTGGCGGCACCTTGATACATGGAGCCGGAACAGGTGGCGTTGACACGCAACCGGCGGCGACCAGCGGCAACATCATCACGCAAAGCATCAATCTTGGCTCTTTCATCGGCTAACTCCTGGGTGTATCTGGCATCCAGTTCGGCCACATCGCGCTGGCGCATCTGTATATCTGTGATAGTTGCGGTGGCCAGGCTGAGCTGTTCAGTGGCTTTATCGCGTTGGCTTTTGTAAGTGATGGCGTTGTCGCGGTAATGGTTCACGAAGAATGTCAGAGCACCAATTAGCGCAATTACGATCAGTTGCCACCAATACCGCCTCAGCAGGGTAGCTATCATGCCAACACCGCCCGCGCTTTTTCATAGCGAGCCCGACGATCATCAAGGCCATTGGTACCGCCATTGATGATTTTTGTTACCGCCTTAATATCGCCGCTACGCCTCAAGCAACCTTTCGAGGCAAAGAACCATGCAGCTGAGCGAGCCGCATATTTGTCCTGCTCCAGCAGCTCAGGCATCAACAGCAAATCGACATTCAGGCCAGCGCCACAATCACGATAATTGTCGTGCCCGGTAATCTGAACCAAACCGCGCCCTCGATAATTCCAGCCGTCATTTTCTTCAATGTTGCCCATCCGATGCGCATAAACAATATTTGCGATCACCTTCTGATTTGCAGGGTGATCTGCAGTGCGTCCGTACTGCTGAGCGGTATTGCCAGAAAAATACTTCCCGAAAGTCGCCTTGAGTCCATCAGCTGAATAGTTCAGATTTTCCACAAGCCGGGTAAAGCCACCGCTCTCATGTCCGGCCTGGGCAATAAACATCGCCTGATCCATAGGGGGCTCAATACCAAACTCAGACATCGCGGCCGTTATATGCGAAAACCAACGGGTGGCCAATCCAGCACTGAGGCCTGCCGCCTTTTGAAACTGGTCCTGGTTCATAGTTACTCCTGCTGCTGGATTCCGGCGCGCTTGTCAGCAATCTGCCGGATGAAATCGACACCGAGAAACCCAATAAAGACGCTGCCTAGTGACGCCCAACTGGGGTCTAGGCCAGCCAGCGATAAGCCATCTTTGATGTAAAAAGCAAATATGGCGCACATCCCAGCCTCAATAATCCGTCGCCACCACGGCTGCCGACCGGTATATGCTCCACGTAGTAGTGTCATCAGGCTGGCTAGTGATGCGTACCCGACTTCACTACGGTGTGCAGCAAACCACGCAAGGAGAGCAGCCCATACATCCGGGTTCTTGTCCATTTTCATAGTCTCCACCTCCCGAGCGCGGGTGGCGTGAATGGAGGGACTCTGGCGCAGCAAGAACTGCGCCCAGGCCGGATTGGGTTATGAGCCCGTCGCCCTGTGAGTCCGATTGTGTGGCCCCGGGCGCTTATCTCCCGACGTCGATGTCATCGCGTGTCAGCTCTACAACGGGCCAAAAAGAAGAAAGCCGCACAAAGGCGGATTAATAAAATGACAAAGCCCCGCACAAGGCGAGGCTTTTAATTTGGTCGACAATCGAAGCTATGGCGACGATATCAGATTTATATTAAATATATGCTGTTTAGTTCATTTCTGCAATGCCTTGCTGATAATTTGCTGCCTTTTGTTGTGAACGTAATCGAGAAACGGAGCATAAGGCCTGAGAGTCGAGCCCCTTATACAGACTGGTCATTGTGTCGTAGTGCTCCACATAGTTTTGAGACCAATTTGTTTTATTGACTCCCACCAGCGCAGCCAAATCTCCATATTGATACACGTCTTTCCCTGCCAACTCTGCTTTCACATCCTGGGCAGCCAGCCAGATAAGCTGGCGCAGGCGATCTATGGTTTTCTTCGCCACACGCTTACCTGCCAGGTACTGTTCGAACTGCTCCCACGCCCATCGAGTTATTGTGACTTGATGGTCCCACATAATGTTTTCGCTATAGTTCCATAGCAACCAAGCCTTTTGGTGCTCTTCGAGTGTCAGTATCGCCCTGCGCCATGAGGCGGTAGAGAACTCGACAGGCTGAACCAGCGCAATAGACGAACCCTTCGCTCGGGATTGCTGGCCAGGGACCGGTGGATTGCTCGGATTCACCATTCGTCCAGTCACTGGATCGGTAATTTTCTTTCGCCCGCGGCTGCGCGCCGTTGCTGTGAACATCGCGTTCTCAGCAAAAGCTACCAACTGGCCCTTTGTCGCACCGCCAAGATCTGCAGTGGCAACAATCAGTTGCTGGCGCACGAACTCCAGATATTGAGTGCCCATCATGCTTCTCCCATCAGCTGATAATTGCGAATAACGTTCTTTAAAATTCGATAGTCCACCAGCACAGAGCCCGGGTGGCGGTAAATACGGAGGCGCAGCCAACGCATGCGGAGTATCTCGATCATCTCTGGTTTCATGCTGCCTCCTGCTTTTTCAGTGCGCGTAAGTCGGCCAGCGCGGTGAGCCTGATTTCTTTCAGCTCATCAACCGTCCACCGATGCGGGGTATTGTTGTTCTCTAATTCTTGCACTATCTCTTCGCCATAACGCTCCACCAGCGCCGCTCGGTATGCCTCAATGTTCCCGGATTTATGGACATTGCAGACATCACACTGCAGATGAATATTGGTGCGAGTAAAGCGGAGATGGCTGGCAGCTGCAGTGGTACGGTAATGACCGGCGTGCCATGCAAATGCCGATTTGGTTCCGCAGGAAATGCAGCCCTCTCCATTAGCCAATGCAGTCTCGCGACAGATGTCGTTAACGGCTCGCTGCGTCAGATCAATCCAGTGCTTCAGAGGCTTTACCGCCGCCTTTCTCTTACGCCAAGCGGCTCGCTCTTTTTTCTCTCGCACTCTCTGCTGCGTTCTCTCAGCTTTCTGAGCAACTTCCCGGGACTTTCTGGCCTGTTCTCTTCCAACGACCATGGCGCACTCACAGGAACACACCAACTGCCCATTGCGGACCGGGTGGAACCACTGCCGGCACTTTTTGCTCGCACACTTACGGCGCGGTAACTTAGCCATACTCACCCCCACACTCGATTGCGCCAGCTGTTATTAACCCGTGGCAGTTTGCTGTATGTAGGGAGAAGCGCACTGACAGTCCAGGTAACGCAATCGCGGTTTAGGCTGCGCTCGGTTTTGATACCGCGCTCCCGGTATTTGGCCACCAGCTGTTCGGCCTGCTCGGTGGTGCAATCGGCATGATGGAAATAGGAATATTTCATCGCCATCACCCCGCAAAGCTCATAAGCTGCGCAGCGGCATTTTCCGCTTCATTCTGGTTCCTGAATGCCTTGGCCAGTATCCAGCGCCAGAGAACGTCGAGAGCTGCCTTGTACAGCTGCTGAAACTCCACTTCGTCCATGTTGGAAAAAGAAATGCTGCGAGGATGTTTTCTGAGTGTTCCATCAGGTAGTTCTATGGCGTCGAAGTGCCCGGCCTCAACGGTTACCCAGGCCCGGTACGCGTCGAACGATTTGCACAGGCTGATCCCGTTCGTTACGCGGCGATTTGCCACCTGCTCTAGATACTGCTCAGCGGCATCCAGCAACGCGCCTTCATTGCCGCCGTATGCTGCAAGGTATTTGGCATATCCGGTAACCAGCTTGCGCTCGTTGCTGGAGATGGCTCCGCCGGTGGGTTCCCAGTATTCAAATCCAAGATTGAGAAGCGCAAAAAAACGGCGATGAAATGCCGGGTTGCGCACACGCTTGAACTCAGCGACAAGAACGTCGCCGAGCTTGATTTTTGATTGCAGGATCTCGCTGGTCTCTGGCGTCGCCGGGATCAGTATTCCTGAGTGGTGCTTGATGAGTTGTAGTTCGTGCGCCATGGTGTTCTCCGTGGCGCGAATGTCCGGGTGTCAGTTGTTCAGGCTGACGAGGATATTATGGCTAGGCATGCGGGCAAAAGCAATTTAACGGAGACAAAAAAGCCTCCGAAGAGGCTTGTATGTCATTGATTATAATGTGACATGTCACGCTGTTATTTTCGTTTCATGCCATCCCAAGGTAACCCAGCACGCCGAATCGCCGACGCACGGGCAGTCTGACACGGGCAACGCATCGCCACATTTCCCGCAGCGGTTCACGCTGATAGATTTGATGCGGCTATGCACCCGGGCATCATCCTGGCGGATCAGCAACGCCACATACTCGTTCATCTCATACGGATCACGACCAGGGCGCCGGGTGGCGCAGTTACGCTCCAGCATATCCAGTTCCTGAGCATCAAGTACCAGCTCAAATTTGCGCCCACCAGCTGCAGCTTGCCGAGCACGCTGTGCCGCTTTACGTTCAGCTGCTGTTTTAGCCATGGTCATGCTCCTGCTGCGGTGCTGATACAGGCATAGCCGCGCGGCAGGCTCGAGCAATGTGTTCGCGCAGCTGCTGTGTGCCATGGTATTCGATGGCGATATCGCGCAGGGTGTTCACCAGCTCACGGAACCGATGGTCACTCATCGCCACCGGCTCAGCCTCCAGCTCAGCCACGCGCTTCTCTGCGGCTTCCAGATTACTTGCGCTTTGGGCTCTATCCACTGCCCAGCGCTCAAGTGTTGAGTTAAGCTCAGCATTACGCCGGTCTTTGGCTTCCAGTTCATCCAGCAGTGCGATAGCCGTAGATGGGGTAAGGAGCTTCGTGAACGAATTCAGCGCATCGATCCGCTGATCGAACGGCATAACCGGAGCCTCTCCGGCTAGTTTGGCGTTTACCGCCGATTCACGCAGTGCCTGTTTGTCTACTTGGTTCATGCTGGTACCCCCTGATGAATGATTTCCAGATCCAACTTTTGAGCCAGAGCGTGTTCCGCCTTTGCACCTGTTGAGTTCTGCCAGCCGGACAGCAGGAAAATGCCGTCAGCGCAACGGAGCATCGCAAGACAAATATCCATGTACTCTGGCTGGCTCAGTCCATCGGGAAGCGTTGCGGGGTTTAACACCACATGTCCTTCCGACGACAGGCGCATCGCCTCAAAATGGAAAGCAGGACGGTTAAATTTCGGGATGCCGGTCATTGGCCCAGCAATATAGATTTTCATCAGAAGTCCCTCTTGTTGGTGGGCCTAGCATCATTCGCTCGGCGCTTCTGTTCAGCAGCAGCCTGGTCGCAGTCGTAGATCGCACCGTTGCGCTGGTCGCAGTAAACAACGCCAGTCGGGCCGTGGCGGTTCAGGCGCAACAGCAATTCAGTGGCTGCCTGATCTGCGTTTTCGTCGTATGCGCCTTCGCGGTAGATGCCGATCCAGTAATCGCAATCCTGTTCAATCTGCCCGGTGTCGCGGGAATCACTTGGCATCGGACGTTTGTTGGTGCGCTTCTCCAGATCGCGGTTCAGCTGGGTAAGCAGTACCACGATGCAGTTCAGTTCCTTCGCCAGGTTCTTCAGCCCCTTCGTGATAATCCCGTAGGCCAGATCGTTACGATCAGCCTTGTCGGCGGTCATCAGGGTTAGGTAGTCCACCAGCACCATGCCGACAGCGCCTCGTTCGCGTTTAATGCGACGTGACTCTGCTACGATATGCGCCAGCGTGATCCCGGGCGTGTCGTCGACGTACAGATTCCCGGTCTGGGCCAGACGTCCACCAGCGGCAAAAGCCATTGCCACTTGCGCATCGTCGTACCGATCGCCATAAAACACGTCGGTATTCACGCGGCTGACCTGCCCGATCATGCGCTCCACAATCTGCTTATCCGGCATCTCAAGGCTGAACATCAGCGCGGGGAGCTGCTCAACCTCGGCACAGTTGACGGCCAACTGGCTATACAGCGTGGTTTTCCCCATCTTAGGGCGTGCGCCGATCACCATCAGAGCGGCCTTAACCAGCCCCTTAGGCCGCAGTAGGTCATCAAGTGAACCAATCCCCGTAGAAAGCCCTCGCGTCGCCTCTGAGTCGTTCCAGCGCGCTTCAACTTCGTCTACCCAGTCGCCCATAACATCAACGAACTGGCGAAGGCCACGACGGTTGCCCGTTTTCGCGTAATCAGCGATATCAGTGAACAAAGTCTGAATAGCGTCAAACTTCTGGCTGGTGGTCATCCCGTTGCGGGCAAACAGCAGCTCGGTGGCGCTGGTCAGCTTGTCGATACCGTAACGTTCCATGGCCTTTTCACGCACCAGCATGGCGTAGTGAACAATGTTCGCGGTGCTGGGGGTGTTTTTGGATATCTCAGCGATGTACGCAAACCCACCAGCCTGCTCTCCCATGCCTTTCGACTCTAACGAGTCAGTCAGAGTGATCAGGTCTATGGGCTTCTGGCTAGAAATCAGCTCCCGCATTTCGGAGAAAATTACTTGGTGGGCCCGGATGTAGAACGACTCAGGTTTAAGCATCGACAGGGCTGTCTGGCAACGATCGCTACCGCTATCCAGCATCATTCCGCCCAGCACGCTTTGTTCCGCTTCGATGTTCTGCGGGATCATGTTCATGTCGGTCACAGTGAGCCCTCCCGCGTTTTAATCAGCGTGTCAGAGCGCAGCAGGTAGTCGAAACTGGCTCGCCAGCCAGAATCGTTCTCACCGAAGTAAAACGGTTTGGCAATTCTGGCGAACGCGGCGAAATAATTCTCCACGGCCTCGATACTTGGTTCTTTCAGTTCGGTCAGCAGGCGTTTGATAGCACGGCGCCGTTTGTCGTTTAGTGCCTCTGCCTGGGGAAGGCGGTCTCCCAGGGTGGTGTTGTATGCCTGCATCACCGCCTGGTAGTCGATTTGGGTTTTCTTTGAGGCAGTTTTTTCTTCCTGACCGCCACACTCCCCCTCTGGGGGTTGGGGGGTATTATTTATTGTCTTTTGTGTATTGTCTTTTGTGGTTAGCAGATCCTGCTTAGTTTCAAAAGCAGATTCTGCTAAGGTTTCGCCATCATTCTTAGCACCTTCGGCTAATGTTTCCTTAGCACTTTCAGCTAAGTTTTTATTAGCAACTTCCGCTAAAGAATCCTTAGCAGTTTTAGCTAATGTTTTGCTGAATCCGTTAATCTTTGTTTTCCACTCAATGATGCTGGTATTCATACCCACGCTGCGCCCTTCTTGAACCAATACCTTTTTGGCAACAAGCTGATTTTTTGCTGTCGAACAATGTGTGTGATGCTTGGCAATCATCTGCTCAAGCTGGTCATTGCTAACCCAGTCCATCTTCTTGTTGTAGCCATACGTCTTGCGCCAAACAGCAAGGACGACACACAGCTCTGTTTCGCTTAGCCCGGATGCCATGACAGCATCGAGAAGCTCATTAGCAACACGAGTAAAACCATCTTCCAGTTGCGCCACGTGATGCTCCACGACCTCCAGCGGCGGCCTGTAGTCTGCTAACTTAACGACGCCCATTTTTCACTCCCGACGTAGCGAGAGCCAGGCGGATCACGCTCACAAGACGTTCAGAGAACACCCTGTTTTTTGACGCGGCAACCACCAGCCCATCAGGGGAATCATGAAGGTGTCGCTCCTCATTTTTCTGGTACTTTTTGCGCTTTGGCATTAAAATTGACCTCGCAATTTACTCACGTTTGTTGCACCTGAGAGCCGCTTGTGTTCACGCACAGCGGCTTTCGCCTTTTTTATCCGATGCATAGCTAATCCCACCCCAACGGCCCCGGCCTTGCTCGTTCCGCCTTTAGGCCGATATCAGCGAGCGTTTCCACTGATGCCAGATATTCACGCGATACCAGTACGGCCTCTGGTGGCGCCGCCTGGATGCCGAGGAATGCCAGCTCCTTCGCCAGGCTAGTAAAATGCCCCTCGGCCTTTCTCCGGCTGACCGTTGATTCACTGATGCCCATATGCTCGGCATATGACTTCTGACCCACTGATGCAAGCCTGTTGAGCAACACGCTTTCTATCTCAGTTGGATTGATGCCCTGCAGTTCTAACTTTCGTGCGATTGCGTTCTCCATTAGCAATAATCCTCAATGTGTTGAAGCACACGAATCTACATAGCGTGCTTATGTGGATGTGGGAAAATTGATGGAAGATCGGGACGAAACTCATATGCCTTAATCTCTCCATTAACGGCTTTAACAAGGTCAGGCACATGAACTGGGGAGATCTTTTTCTTCCCATTTAACCAATCACAAATTGTTGACTGAGCCTTTCCACAGCGCTGCGCTAACTCTTTCTGACTGCCAACAATGGAAATCGCTTTTTCTACTGCGGGGTTTTTCATAATCACCTCAACTATCAGTTTAAAGCGATTATGTATATCACTTTGGCGATTGTCAATCGCATAGGCGATTTTTTGCCAATCTATCGCCATGGCGATACTATTTGATACGGATTTTATAAAGGGGCTTCTATGGGATTCTCAGAACGTTTATCGCATGCAATGGAGATAGCTGGATATACACAAGCTAGGTTGGCTAAGGATGTAGGAATGGCCCAATCTAGCGTAAATAAGCTACTCAACGGTGCGAGTAGTTCTCGTAAAACTGTGGAGATCGCATCAGTTTTAGGGGTACGTCCAGAGTGGTTATCGACTGGCCAAGGGGACATGCAATCTCCAGCCTCCCGAGACGAGCCTTCTTTACGCCTGATCAAACCAGATATAGATGGTATCTACCGTGTAGATGTACTTGATGTGAAAGCAAGTGCTGGTCCGGGAACATTGGTCACCTGCGATTTCATCGAAACCATCAGAGCTATTGAATATACGACAGAGCAAGCTTGTGCATTGTTCGGCAATAGACCAGCGGATCACGTTAAAGTTATCACTGTCAGCGGAGACAGTATGGACGGCACAATTTCTCCAGGAGATCAGATATTTGTTGATACTGGAGTAGCTCACTTTGATGGTGACGGTGTTTATGTCTTTGTGTTTGGAAGAACTCTGCACGTAAAAAGACTTCAAATGCAAAGAGATAAGCTGGCTGTAATTTCAGATAACCCAATTTACGAAAAATGGTACATAGAGCCTGGTGACGAAGATCAATTTTACATCATGGCCAAAGTATTACTTAGGCAATCAATAGAGTACAAGCGCTTCGCATAACCCGGTTTTTACCGGGTTTTTTATTACCTAAATCATCAAAATGAGCATTTAAAAGCCAGATCCTTCACCAAAATCACCCTCCGCACCTCACAACAATTAAAAATAATTTCTTTTCCAATCATCGATATATCGATAATTACGCCAAAATTATCGTTTAAGCGATTGACTAAGATTATCGCTTTAGCTATCGTTATCTCATCCAAACAACGCATCACCCAGGGGTCATCATGAAGCAGGAAGACATAGTGATTTTTAACGGACAGGTTTGCAGTAAGGGGATGGTAATCACAGTGATCGATAAGATTCTACCAACCGTTCTGGATGTCGTCGCAGACGTGGTTATACGCGGAGGGACATTAAAAGAAGCTGAAGATGCGGCAATCAACGTAGTGACAGCCGCTACCAAGGCAATTTCGGTTAAGAGCCTAGTTTCTCCCAAATCTTAATCGACTCTTCGGCAGCCTCAGCTTCTTTTTTCTGAAGAAGAGACAAAAAATCAGCTTCGGAACGTTCTACTTCTACAAGAAATTCGTCCGGAGATGTGTCTTTTGGTGCCGTAGTTGCATACGCGACAGCAAGTAACCACGCTTTTTCTTCTTTAGTCATGTAGTTGTCCTTATTTGGTGTGAGAGCCATAAGGATACCACTAAGCCTGACGTGGTTAAAAGGCAGGCGGTAAGCCACTTGCGAGTGGCATTACCAAAACTAGTTTGCAAGCTAGTTTTGGTATCAAACAACGCATTCAAACGCGAATGCCCGGGTAAAAGTTCTGACAGTCGGAAAGACGGCAAGGGGATGAAGATGGAAAAGGCATACGAGGAATACTTTGACAGCTTAGCCAATGGTGAAGAAGCGCTCAGCTTTTCCGAGTTCGTGGAGGCAATGTCATGAAAATCACTAACCAAATACCAAACAGCGGTCGAGCAGTGGCCATGCGTAATAGCCGTACAGGCGCTGCATGGCAGGTTTCCTACGACTACCGCGATGGAACCTACTGGCACGAACCGCAGGGAAACCTGCGCAACATCCGCCGCCCTTATGCCTCACGCACCATCGAACCAAATCTTGTGCCTGCGGGGACTCACTGATGGGAACCCTGTACGCATTAGTGCTGACAATCACCATGACGAACGGTGATTACCAGGATGCTGTCGTCGGTATTTTCGACAATCAGCAGCAATGTGAGGCGGCAGCGAGTGAGCAAATGGGCGTCACAAACTGCTATCCAGTCGAAGGCATCATTCACGCTGACGAAACGCCAGCAGGTTATGACGCGAAATTTTGAGGGATAAGGGATGTGCAACTGCATTAATGAGGTCGGTGCTCAGATCGAAGCGCGACTGAAAGAGAAGGTTCCGGAAGGTGCTGAAGTAAGCGAAAGCACTTTTGATACCGGTTGGGATAATCAGGTTATTTCTCTTTCCGAAGGCAAACTGTTTGTGATGATGAAATACAAACTAGCGTACCGGGCCAAAAAGAAAAACGGCGAAATGGCTAAAAACCTGAACCGCTTGGAAACCAACGTAAAAATGAGTTTCTGCCCGTTCTGCGGCGAATCGCAGGGCTGATACCACCAGCAAAACCGAATTTAACCGAACGGTCGGCTATTAAAGCGACAGGATTGTTACACCAAAAATTTAAGGATCAGCAATGTTCGACTTAATTAAGCACCTCGTTAAAAACGATATTCAGCACACTGTTTCCGATAACGGGAATATTACCGTCACCCACAATCTGGATCTTGAAGATGTTATCGGCGTCGACGCCTTGCCGGACAATCTGACCGTGGGCGGCTGGCTCGACCTGCGCGGCACCAGCATCACCGCGCTGCCGGACAATCTGACCGTGGGCGGCTCGCTCTACCTGGAAGGCACCAGCATCACCGCGCTGCCGGACAATCTGACCGTGGGCGGCTCGCTCTACCTGGAAGGCACCAGCATCACCGCGCTGCCGGACAATCTGACCGTGGGCGGCTCGCTCTACCTGGAAGGCACCAGCATCACCGCGCTGCCGGACAATCTGACCGTGGGCGGCTCGCTCTACCTGGAAGGCACCAGCATCACCGCGCTGCCGGACAATCTGACCGTGGGCGGCTCGCTCTACCTGCGCGGCACCAGCATCACCGCGCTGCCGGACAATCTGACCGTGGGCGGCTCGCTCTACCTGGAAGGCACCAGCATCACCGCGCTGCCGGACAATCTGACCGTGGGCGGCTCGCTCTACCTGGAAGGCACCAGCATCACCGCGCTGCCGGACAATCTGACCGTGGGCGGCTCGCTCTACCTGGAAGGCACCAGCATCACCGCGCTGCCGGACAATCTGACCGTGGGCGGCTCGCTCTACCTGGAAGGCACCAGCATCACCGCGCTGCCGGACAATCTGACCGTGGGCGGCTCGCTCTACCTGGAAGGCACCAGCATCACCGCGCTGCCGGACAATCTGACCGTGGGCGGCTCGCTCTACCTGGAAGGCACCAGCATCACCGCGCTGCCGGACAATCTGACCGTGGGCGGCTCGCTCTACCTGGAAGGCACCAGCATCACCGCGCTGCCGGACAATCTGACCGTGGGCGGCTCGCTCTACCTGGAAGGCACCAGCATCACCGCGCTGCCGGACAATCTGACCGTGGGCGGCTCGCTCTACCTGCGCGGCACCAGCATCACCGCGCTGCCGGACAATCTGACCGTGGGCGGCTGGCTCGACCTGCGCGGCACCAGCATCACCGCGCTGCCGGACAATCTGACCGTGGGCGGCTCGCTCTACCTGCGCCCGGAGAAGATCACGAACGTTTCTTACCGTGAAAACTGCGGTTACTCCAGCCGTACCATCTTCGCTATGTGGACCGGAAAAGAGTTTCGGATCGCTGCGGGTTGCTTCTTCGGTTCCATCGAGCAGTTCGAACAGGCAGTAGACGACAAGTATGACGGCAATGCAGCCGAAGCATACAAAAAGGCCGGGCGTGATTGCGTAGCTGAACTGACTGAAAAGCTCAACCCGAAAGACTGACCTGATTCCGGCAGCCTCAACGGTGCCGGGCTTTCAGAACAGGAGAAGAAGCAATGCGGACCGAAAACCAACAGCAGGCCATGAACCTTATCGCGCTGCTGTGCCTGATGTACCACTTATCGCCAGCTGACCTTGAGGCTATCGCCCACCAGCTCGCGCACTTCGATGCAGTTTGTGATCACAGAACACAGGGAATTAACAATGTTGCGTGTCATTGATACCGAAACGACTGGGCTGGAAGGCGGCCCGGAAACCGTTGTTGAAATTGCCAGCGTCGATATTGTCAACGGCGTGATCTGCAACCCAATGAGCGACCTGGTTAAGCCAAGCGTTGCGATCGGCTTTGAGGCAATGGCTATTCACCATATCACAGAAGATATGGTGGAAGGTGCCCCACTGCTCAATGAAGTTATTGGCCGCTATATGGGCGCGGATGCCTACGTCGCCCACAATGCAAAGTTCGATAAATCAAAGTTGCCACAGATTGATGCGCCATGGATCTGCACAGCCAAGCTGGCGCGTTCACTCCTGCCGGATCACCAGAGCCACAGTAACCAGTATCTGCGCTACAGCCTAGGTCTGAAACCGGAAGTACCGGAAGGGCTATACGCTCACCGCGCACTGTATGACTGCTACGTTACTGCAGAACTGCTGCTCTATATGGGCAGCCTGGCGAAGTGGACCATGGGTGAAATGCGATCCATCTCAAATAACCCTTCACTGCTGCATTCGCTTCGCTTTGGGAAGCACAAAGGCGTCACGTTTGCAGAACTGGCTCAAACAGAACCGGGTTACCTGCGCTGGCTTGTTGCTAATAGCGATGATGAAGATGTTCTGTTCACCGCTAACCACTGGCTTAACAGGGGGAAATGATGGGTACTCCAGTGCTGATCCTCGGTGATTCTGGTGCGGGAAAATCTTACAGCCTGCGTAACTTCAATCCGGACGATGTGATGTTGCTTCAGTGCATTCCCAAAATGCTTCCTTTCAAGGCTACGGGCTGGAAACTCCACGGCAAGATGCTGCCAGACGGAAGTAAACAGCGCGGTAACGTTCTGCGCTCAGATAACTGGGAGACGGTACTGGACACCATCTATCGCATGGTGCAGTCGAAAACGCGCCGCGTCCTGATTATCGATGATTTCCAGGTGGTCATGCAGCACGAAAACATGAACCGCGCGTACCAGACCGGCTATGCCAAGTTCACCGAGATGGCAGATCACATCTGGCGAATCATCATGGCGGCCACCGAGCTGCCGGACGACTTCCGAGTTTATTTCCTCGCTCACACCGAAGAGACCGAGGGAAAGATCCGCATGAAGACCACCGGGAAGATGCTCAACGAAAAGCTGACGCCAGAGGGCTATTTCTCCATCGTGCTGCGCGCCATCAAGAAGGACGGCAAACACGTTTTTCTTATCAAAGGCGATGACAACGACACAGCCAAAGCGCCGCCCGACCTGTTCCCAGATCAGACGGAAATGGATAACGACCTCCACGCCGTAGACGTGGCTATCACCGAATTTATGACCGAACTTTGAGGATTTAACAATGAACCAACCGATGACTTTTACGTGGAATAACGAAACTGCTGAAATGGCGAAGAAGGCAGGTGCTTCTGGTGGAATAAGCGAAACTGGCGCTTACGAAGGAGAAATCATTTCTGCGATATACACCTTCGGGAAAGATGGCAGCCAGTCCCAGGCGCTCGAACTAAGCCTGGATTCCAACGGGGCAAAAGCAAATTACTTGCGCATTAACTTCCTCGGCAAAGACGGCCAGCAGACGTTCGGCATGGGGCTGGTGTCAGCGCTAATGTGGGTCGCGCAGGTCAAACAGGCGGAACCACGGCAGGTACAGGGTCAAAACGGCCTCGAATGGCACTGCCCGGCACTGGTTGGCAAAAAGGTGGGCCTGTTCCTCCAGAAGGTTCTGTACACCAAAAACGACGGTGGCGAAGGCTACAAGTTCGAAGTGCGCCACGTTTTCCAGCCTGGAACGCGTAAGACCTACGCCGAGCACGCTGAAAATTCCCCAGCAGAAGCTATCGCCGCGCTTGAGCTGTCGATGAAGGATAAGGACGAACGTATCCACGGCGGCGCGCAGTTCTCTGGTTCGCGCAATGCCCAACATGGCGGTAACCCTTATGCAAACCAGACTGGTGTCGTACCACAATCGCGTTTGCAACAACCACCAGCAGCCCAGCAGCATCCTGACTTTGACGACGACATTCCATTTTGAAGATGTGTGAAATGAAACACGCACATGACGACATCAGGGTGGGTGCGGTGCACCTTCCCTGGCTCAAAGAAAAAAACGGCTGGTTGCTTCCTTGGGGTGATGTAGTTTCCAACCCACTAAAGACGCACCGACTGGCTGAGAAACTTAACGCAAAGCAGGTGGCAGCATGAGATACGGATCGGTTTGCAGCGGTATTGAAGCAGCAAGCGTTGCATGGGAGTCATTGGGCTGGTTGCCAGCATGGTTTGCCGAGATTGAGGCATTCCCCTCTGCTGTGCTGGCGCAGCGCTGGAATAGCGTAGTCAATTTGGGTGATATGACAAAAATAGCTGCCGCAGTGCGTGCTGGTGATGTAGATGCACCTGATGTTTTGGTCGGCGGTACACCATGCCAGGCCTTTAGTATCGCCGGACTCCGCAATGGGCTGGATGATGCCCGCGGGCAGTTAACCCTTTCTTATGTGGAATTAGCGAATGCAATCGACGACAAGCGCCGCGAGCGCGGAGAAGAAGAAGCGATCATCGTCTGGGAAAACGTCCCGGGTGTCCTCAGCAGCAAAGACAACGCGTTCGGCTGCTTTCTGGCAGGGCTTGCCGGAGAAAGCAGTGAGCTACAGCCAGCAGGGGGAAAATGGACGCACGCAGGTTGTGTGTCTGGACCCCAAAGGATTATTGCCTGGCGAGTCCTTGACGCTCAATTTTTCGGAGTGGCCCAACGCCGCAAGCGTGTGTTCGTTGTCGCAAGTGCTAGAAAGGGATTCGATCCCGCAGCGGTACTTTTTGAGCTCGAAAGCGTGCGCCGGGATACTCCGCTGCGCCGAGAATCGCAATCGACGGTTGCCGCCCTTACTGCAAATGGCGTTGGAACGTGTGGTGCTGACGACAACCAAGGGCAAGCTGGACACCTGATCGCTTTTGGCGGTGGCAATACTGGCGGAAGCATCGATGTTGCAGCATGCCTGACAGCTAAAGGGCAGCGTATTGATTTTGATGTCGAAACATTTGCTGTGCATGGCACACAGGATCCCGATTCAAACCGGGAACTAGCGCATACACTGGGCCGCAACAACGGGCAAGAGAATGCGTGCGTTGTCCTTGAACCCTATACACTCGCAATTCGCGGGCGAGAAGAAGGATCATCTGTCGAAGTGCGGAGCGATGGTACAGCTAATGCGCTTCTAACTCCAAACGGTGGCCGTTCTGGCATGGGCGTTGGCGCAATTGGCTGGAATAATCATGTTCGTCGCCTGACTCCTAGGGAGTGTGAGCGGCTACAGGGATTTCCAGACGATTACACGCTCATCGAGTATGGGCGAAAGGTAAGCCCTGAGAAGATGGATCGTGACTTTGCGAAATACCTGATGCACGGTGGAAAGTTAACGTTTGAGGAGTGTTGTGGGCGCGCCGCTGATGGCCCACGCTACAAGGCCCTGGGGAATAGCATGGCTGTTCCGGTGATGCGCTGGATCGGCGAACGGATAGCGGCAGCCATAGCTGCTGCAGATGAGGTAACCCGCAGCTGGCAGCGTCCATTCCTGAAATGGGCTGGCGGTAAATACTCATTGCTGCCAGTGCTGGATCAGTTGATCCCTGCCGGTAACCGCCTCATTGAGCCATTCGTTGGCGGCGGGTCCGTGTTCCTTAACTCCAGAAAACACGAACGCTTCCTGCTGGCCGACGTTAACCCGGACCTTATTAACCTCTATCAGATGCTGGATGTTGATCACATCCGGGTGCTGTCATACGCCCAAATGCTATTCAGTCGCTCTAACAGCGAGGCGGCATTCAAAGAGCTGCGCGAAGAGTTCAATGCTCAGAACCTAGCCGCGCCGGAACGCGCAGCAGCCTTTCTGTTCCTGAACCGCCACTGCTTCAATGGCCTGGTCCGCTACAACCAAGACGGCGCGTTTAATGTGGGCTGGGGCAAATACAAAGCACCCTACTTTCCGGGGGAAGAAATCAAAGCATTCAGACAGAAAGCGCGCTACTGCGTGTTCATGAATGCTGGGTATCGCCGCACGCTGTCACTGGCTGGTGATGGTGATGTTGTCTACTGCGATCCGCCTTATGAGCCGATGCCTGGCACCGCTGGTTTCACTAACTACGCGGCTGGTGGGTTCTCATGGGATAGCCAGGTAGAGCTTGCGGAAAGCTGTATGGCAGCCCACAAGCGGGGGGCGAAAGTGGTAATCAGCAATTCAACCGCACCGCGCGTCATTGAACTTTACGAACGGCACGGCTTCACGCTGCACCGCGTCAGCGCCCGACGGGCGATATCCAGCAAAGGCAGCACCCGCGAGACAGCAAGTGATGTCGTAGCCACTTTGGGAGTGCAGTGATGATGAAAATGATCAACAGGGGAAACAAACAATCCCCGCTGGCCCGCCGAGCATGTGAGGCCGCTCTGGTGGCGCATCATGCGAAATATGGTGATTACGGCAGACAGAAACACCGGACAAACTACACCGTTGTTGTGGATGGCATGAAAGTCACCGTTGAGGTAGTCAACCGGGCCACCAGCTATGTGGCCACAGCAATGGTCGGCGTTCGTAGGCTTCGCAATCTGCCTTCACAGGCGCACTGAATATCAATGATGGCCCCGGCGAGGGCCACTGGAGAGCATCGATGGAAGAAGAAGTATTCACCAGAGATGAGGCAGCCGCCTTCCTTAAGGTAGATAGGGGCACAATTGCCCAATGGATAAAATCAGGTCGACTGGCCGCCACCCGGAAAAATCCACACAAGAAAAAAAGCCCATATTTGATCTGCAAAACAGACTGTATTGCAGCGGTGAAGAACCCGATCCACAATCAACCCGTGAGTGCGGTTGATGTGCCGGAGGATAAAGCATGTCAATCAAACAACGTGCCGGTACGTGGCACTGCGACTTCGTTACGCCTGGTGGGAGCAGAATTAGACGCTCTCTTGGGACAACGGACAAAAGGCAAGCGCAAGAGCTCTATGATCAGCTGAAAGCTGAAGCATGGCGAGTTGATAAGATGGGGGAGTTTAAGCCACGAACGTTCGATGAAGCGTGCGTTCGCTGGCTTAACGAAAAGCAGCACAAGAAAAGTCTGGACGATGACAAAAGCCGGATCGGATTCTGGAGGATCCACTTCAAAGGAATGGACCTGTCAGCAATCACGGAAGACAGGATATTGTCAGCGGTGAGTTCGATGGTGAATCGCAAACATCGAATGAACTGGGAGGCTAAACGGGACAGTCTGCTGCGAAAAGGTAAGCCGGTTCCTGAATTTAAGGATAAACCAGCATCGCTGGCGACGAAGGCGACGCACCTTGCTTTCATCCGGGCGCTGTTACGATGCGCGGCCAACGAATGGCGATGGATAGCCAAAGCGCCGAACATCAAATGCCCGGTGCCGAAAAATAAGCGTATTCGCTGGCTAACCAAAGAGGAAGCGGCGAACCTGATCCGGGAGCTTCCAGAGCCTATGAAGTCTGTCGTTATTTTTGCATTAGCGACGGGGCTGCGCAGGTCGAACATCACTGATCTGGAGTGGTCACAAATTGATATGCAGCGGAGGGTCGCGTGGATTCACCCCGAGGACGCAAAAGCAGGAAGGGCGATAGGGGTCGCCCTGAATGAATCAGCCTGTAAAGTGCTGCTGGATCAGTTGGGAAAACATAACCGGTGGGTCTTTGTTCACACTGAATCATCCGTTCGCCCGGATGGAACGAGAACAAAAGCGGTGCGCAAAATGCGGTCTGATGCTAACACGGCATGGCGCGCAGCGTTAAGGCGGGCTGGAATAGAAAACTTTCGCTTTCATGACCTGCGGCATACCTGGGCGAGCTGGCTTGTACAGTCCGGCGTGCCACTCAGTGCGCTACAGGAAATGGGCGGATGGGAAAGTATCGAGATGGTGCAGCGTTATGCACATCTGGCACCAAATCACCTGACGCAGCATGCCATGCAAATCGACTCATTCCTGGCGGGGAATGGCACAAATATGGCACAAGGGGCTTTTGCTGGACTGGTGAATATCGCGTGAACCCGCGAGGAGACTGGTGCCGATAATAGGAGTCGAACCTACGACCTTCGCATTACGAATGCGCTGCTCTACCAACTGAGCTATATCGGCACTGAGGGAGTTGGGCGTGTTGCCCGAAGTGCGGGAGATACCATAGTGAAAAACCAAAGGAGCGTCAAGAGCTGGCAAAACAAATGGTTATTTACTCGACAATGCACCGTTTATGCTATGGGCCGGGATAGCGTCAACGCCGTCACTTTGCCCTACTCGATTTTGCTCTAGGCTGTCCCTGTTAGCCCCTACAACACGGCAACAAAGGAGCAAATGATGACACAGACAGGAACGACGAATCGGCGTCTCGTGCTACGCCAGCGACCCTGTGGAATGCCGACGGAGCAGGACATCCAGTTACAGCAGGCTGCCATCCCGCACCCCGGCCAGGGGCAGCTATTGCTGCGTACCCTCTACCTCTCTATCGACCCGTATATCCGGGGACGGATGAACGATGGCCCCTCCTATACTCCCGCCATGCAGTTGGGTGACGTGATGGTCGGCCACACCCTATGTCGGGTCGAGTGCTCACACCACCCCGACTATGAGGCTGGGGAGTGGGTGCTGGCGCAAAGCGGCTGGCAAGATTATGCCCTCTCCGATGGCGACGGCTTGCAGAAGGTCCCTGCGGGGATGGCGCACCCCACCAGGTTACTCGGCGTGCTGGGAATGCCGGGATTCACCGGCTATATGGGGCTGACCGCCATCGGCGATCCACAGCCCGGTGAGACGGTGGTGGTTTCCGCCGCGAGCGGCGCAGTCGGCTCGGTCGTTGGCCAAGTGGCTCATCTACGCGGAGCCCGAGCCGTCGGGATCGCCGGGGGCGCGGAGAAGTGTCGCTACGTGTGCGATACCCTCGGTCTGGCGGCCTGCATCGATCACCGCGCGCCCGACTTCCCCGCCCAGCTGCGTGCGGCCTGTCCGAACGGGATCGACGTTTACTATGAGAATGTCGGCGGTGCCGTCTTCGATGCGGTGCTTCCGTTACTCAACACCCTGGCTCGCGTGCCGCTCTGTGGCCTGATCAGCCAATACAATAGTGTGACGAGCGATAATCTCGACGATCGCTTACCGATGCTGATGGGTACCATCTTGAGAAAACGGCTGTTAGTCCGCGGGTTTATCATCGGCCAAGACTTCGGTCAGCATTATGCGGCCTTCTATCAACAGATGAGCCTGTGGCTAGCTCAAGGCCAGATCCAGTATCGGGAGGATGTTATCGAGGGGCTAGAACAGGCCGTAACCGCGTTACAGGGGCTACTCTCGGGCAACAACTTCGGCAAGCTGTTAGTGAAAGTGGCCGATTGA